ATCTGGAAGAAATGAAAAAAATATTATCTCCAGACGTATTTTCTCTTGTGACCAAACATCTTCCTCAATTACAGAATAGATCGTCTATACTACCAAGAATAGTAGAGCACTCCAAGAAGAGACAAGCCTATTCATTAGCAGATATAACAAAAGAGTTAGCTGCTCTCCCACAAAGAATAGAGAGCAAAAAAGTAGCATCAGACCCAGAGTATGCAGCAATGGCGGATCAAGTAAAAGAGTTGCGTAATCGTCGAGATAAGATCAATTCTAGAGCTAGTTTTGAACCATTTGGTATTCTTCGTAATCTGGCAGCAAGATATCCCGAGACTTATGGTTTGCAACCAGATGGTACCCTAAGCCGAGCTGTTAGAGAGTCTGTGCGAGATCAAGGAATAGTTGCTGCTAAAAGCAAGCCAAAAAATCCTGGTGGAGCAGAGAATCCAAAGTTTATAGCGGGAGGGAAACCAAAGTCTGCATTAGGAGCCACGGCTGCAGAAATATCCTCTATGCTCCAAGGTTCAAACATGCCAGAGGATCTTAAGTTCGGTCAGTTTAGTGGTGTGGATATTACGGCCGGTATGGTCCGACAAACATGGAGAGCTAATTATGATGGATCGATGAGCGCTGACAAAGCTGCCTCGTATGGTGCTGTTAGAGATTATTTCCTAGAAAAATTTAATTCTAATAAAGAGATTCAAGCAGCTCGATTAGCTAGGAGAACCGCAGCGGCAACTCAGGTGGGTTTGGTAGGACTATTACCCTATGATCATGATGAGGACTTGGGCCCCTTTGATATTCAGGGTAGGGATGTTGTAATACATGAAAGAGGATTGCCAACAAGATTTAAGCCAATGGTAGAAAAAATGCAAGCTAGCTCAACAGACACTGTTAGGCAGCTTGCTACTGATTTACAGAGCGAAATCACTACGGGTGGCCTGAGCTCTGGTCAGCAGATGGTATATGATTTTGACCAAACTTTAGTTACAGGAGCAGATCTTTATGACGCTAAGGGTAATATTGATGTTTTAGGATATTCTGATACCAAGAGAGTAGGAGAAGCATTAAAGAAGGGAGAGCTTACTCCTCTTGGAATTGATTTAAAAGATAAATTAACAAAATATCCAGAACTATTACAGAATCTTAGAATATCAACAGCTAGGCCACCAAATAATGAGGCTCTAATAGCTCAAAGATTAGCAGAGCTAGGATTAAATATTCCAGCTGATAAAATTACCGGAATGAATGGAGCGGACAAGTCTAAGAATTTAAAACCCGATGAAACTCTGGTAGACGATAATATTCAAACTATTGAGAGAGTCAGAAAAGCTGGCATGAAAGGTGTACAATACTCCCCGAGTCTGTCGGAATTATCTCAGAATACGAGTATGGCCACTGGCCAAGCTAATATCGAAGGGGCTGTTATAGAACAAGCAATGGCTGTGTTTGGGGCCCCAATAGTAGAGGATGCTACAGCTACTAGAGCCATAGATTATCCAAATGGGTTAGGCGGTCGTGCTACGAGTTTTTTCCCAGGTATTACTAGTAGTATGCCCACAGAAGTTAAAAGAACTATTGATTCTAAAAGCAGGGCCAAAGCAATAGGCGAATTTACCAGATATTTATTTCCAGAGCCAGAGCCGGTTGCAGAGCCAGAGCCGGTTCCAGTAGGTAAGAATCTTGGGGGCAGGATACACAAGTTTGCTAGTGGTGGATTTGTACCGGGCAGCGGTAGTGGGGATACCGTGCCAGCAATGTTAGAGCCGGGAGAGTTTGTTATTCGTAAAAAGGCTGTGGAAACTCTTGGCGTTAATAACTTGCAGAGTATGAATAAGAGCGGTGGCGGCATGATACAAAAGTTTGCTAATGGCAGCAAGGTAGAAAAACTAGGACAAGAAGTATATGGTCTTATAGAACAGAATGGTCTAAAGAATGAGACCAGTAGTATTGTACAATTTGCTAATAGCGCTGGATATGGTCTAGAAGAATTTAAAACATATTTAGCTAAAAGAGTTGCACAGAAAAACTCTAAGGCTGGAATTAAAACTGATCCCAAGGCACTAGCAGAACTCTTGAAAGAACCATCATTTAAGACTTCTACGCCTGCTCAATTAGCTTTAGCAGCAAAACTAAAGGGGCCTTCAGACGCTGCTTATACTCCAACGCTATCACCAGCTGAAAATATGCTAGCGATTAAGAGAGCGATCAGGGGATATGCAGTAGGAGGAGTCACAGAAGAGAACAAGATCAAACAAGCTGCAAAAATAGGATTAACAATTAAACCAGGAAGAGTTAGTGCTAAATATTTACCCGATGCTAATGCTAGTGGAGAGGTCGTAGCAGATAGGTTGCAAGAGCTAGGGTCTGCTCCTTTGTTCTCTGTGCAAAGCTCTTCTGCTACTAGTGGATACGGCCCTAAATTATATGATGCTGTAATGGAGGGGGTCACACAAAGTGGAAATCAATTAGTCTCTGATAGACATAGAGTTAGTGCCTCGGCATTTAATGTATGGAAATATTATTTTAAAAATCGTGGAGATGTTAATAAAACACCACTATCTCCACCAAGCTGGTATGATGGACCAGAATGGTTTGATCAAAGCAAATTTGCTAGTCCAGATCCTAAAACATGGCCACCAACAACAGATGATTCTTGGATATTACAAACTGGATATACTAAGAGTCCATCAGATATTAATAATCCAAACATGGTTCAAAGGCTTGCTCTTGGTGGTCTCGTGCCAGAATCAGTTTTTGGAACCGGAGAAATGAGTTTCCCAGCATCTGTAAAAGAAAAGTATACATCAGAGCAGATGAAAACAATACAAAGAGCGCTCACAGACCCAAACACTATGCAAAATGAAAGGGTTATTGTTGACGATAAGGCTGTTCAAGATCAGTTCAATCAAAAACCACTAGATAAATCTGCTTTTATATCTAGTTTTACCAAACAAATTAGTAGAGATTCTTTATTTTCTGATATGGCAAACTTTGCTAAAGCGATAGGAATTCCTGGAGAATCATTAACATCTATTCTACCACAATTAATTGATTTTGAGGCCCCTTCAGAAGCAGAACCTAACGCTTTTTTTGATAGAGAGGCTATGGGAAGTTTTGGTGTGGGTGCAACAGAATTAGCTAATTTTGGTTGGACTGCACAAAATGAGCAAGACTTATATGGATACAGGGCTTTAGTAAAAGAGAATAGTGATAAGTTAATGCAGACTATATCCTCTTCAAGTCACGATCCTAAAGTGGCTGCTGAACTGTGGGACAAAGAAGCGGCCTTAGGATTAAAATTAGGAGAAATACGAGATTTACGAATCGAAGCGGCACAAGCAGCTAGAAAAGTTAAACAATCAAAGGTAAAAGAAACTGGTAGGGGAGCCTTATCTTTTAGCACATCGGAGACTAGTCCCGCACTCCCTAACTCTGTCTTATATCACGAATTAACCCATCAAGTATTTAATTCTTTAAGAACTAAAGTTCCAGAATCTTTTGATAAATATAAAACTAAAGTGTCCGGTTTGTTTGAAGGGGACAATGATGATGTTGCTAATGCTGTGGATGCTTTACCTGGACTTAATTATAATAGTGCAGATATGGCATATGGAAGACAATATAAAATAAATTCATTATTCCGCTCTATGGTACCGCTAAGAGGCAGCTTAGATGCTAAAGAAAAAGAGAGTTTTGAGGCTATGTCTAAGGTTAGACAACAGGGAGAGGATTTAAAACAGGCTAGAACTTTTAAACCATTTAATCCAGAAATTAATAAAGCTCTTCTAAATAGTAAAGTAGATCAAACAAGGATTAACAGGATGGAAGATAGTGGTAAGGAAGAATTTTTAACAACATTAGTACAGAATATTCCCAATCTTGACAATAATTTAAATTTAATTTTAGAATCCACTTTAACAGATCTTTTGGGGTCTGCTGGTATCTCAAGACAAAAATTTGCTAAGGGTGGGGCAGCATCAGATACTGTGCCCGCTATGTTAACTCCGGGTGAATTTGTTATTAATAAAAAGGCCGCTCAGAGTATTGGATATAGTAAACTAGCACGAATGAATCATGCTGATAAGATTCAGGGATTTGCTCGGGGTGGAGTTGTGGGTGGAGTTCAACACTTTGCTATTGGTGGAGAGGCTATTGCTCAGAATCAGATCAGGGTAAATACGGCAGTGACCAGCATGAGTAAAAAGGATGCGGCAATAGTAAGAGCGGCCATGAAAAAGAACTCGGATGCTTTTGATGCTCTCTCAATGCAACTTTATGATGCGGGCAAGGGCACCACAGATGTAGTAGCAGCTCTAAAGTCTATGGCCAGAAGTATTAGCGCTGGAAATACGGCCGAACAGAGTCGTATTAAGGCTCTGTCCGCTGTTGCTGTAACTTCCGCCACAACATACGATAACAGAGTAGGGGCGGCAAAACAACACGCTGCAGAGAGTGAGGGTTTAACGGGTCCCAAGAGTAGGACGAGAGACACGTTTGATCCATCAGTCAGACCCGATGTTCGAGATGCTGATCAACTCGAAACTACGAAGGCAGAGCTAAAAGATAGGTTGGTAGAGAAACAAGCTAGCGGGGCTTTTGATAAACCAGCAAAACCCCTAGAGACCTCCTTTTTACAAAAGGGTCTTGATACTTTAAAAACAAAAATAGGGGAAGTAGTAGAAGGGTTGGGGGGCCCTATGGTGGTGTTCGGTCTTATCACCACAGCCGCAGGCAACGCAATAGCAAGCATGATAGACGAAGTAACAGCGGCACAACCAGCTATGGCAGGTATGATTCAGGCGATGAAAGATGTTGGACCCGCTATGTTAGGAACCCAAAAGCTGGCTGCACAGGCTGGGTTGGGAAAGACTGGACAAGGGGTAGCAATGGCTACTACTGCGATTACTCAGGGGGTTAGTTCTTATGTTTCTGGGGCAGACACCCAAGCTGCTAAAAATTCCGCAGCAAGGATGGCTAAGAGCGGAGAATCATTTGATAAAGAAGCTGCTAAGGTCTCAGGACCAGAACTGAAACTAGCTCCAGGAGAGAGCGTTAATGATGTGATGAATAAGATGCGTGACAATTTGGGGGCAATGGCTAGTGAGATCGGAACACCTCTGGAAAATAGTACCCTTCTTTTGAGCACTCAATTTAAAAATGCTGCTGATGCTGCGGGATCATTTGTAATTGCCCTATTAACAGCCTTAGGAGCGATGAAATCAGCATCAGGTCAAAGCTCTGGTGGTGTTGTTTATAGAAGTCGGGGTGGTAGTAGTTCTGATGGTGTGAATTTCGCACCAAAAGGCACCGACACTGTACCCGCGATGCTTACTCCGGGGGAGTTTGTTATTAATAAACAGGCTTCTAGTAAACACTCCTCACTATTGAGTAGTATTAATTCTGGAAAATATAAAACTGGTGGTGTGGTGTATGCAGCGAAAGGTATGACTACTGCCATTGATAAAGGTGGTAATTCTAACATAGGAATGTTTGCTACGTTTTTCTCACAATTGAACAAAACTTGGAATCCCACAACGTGGGGGGATGTGGTTACAGAAAAACAAGATGGTGTAGATAAGGCGTTACAAACAGTTTCTAGGGTAGCTGCCGTAACGGCTGTAGTGGCTGGCTCTGTTGCTGTTGCTGTAGCCGCTATACCAACTGCCGTTGTGGGAGGTGGCGCTGTTGCTGCGGAAACCGCTGCTGCTGGTGCGGGAGCAACAACCGTTGCTGCCGAAGCCTCTGCTGCCGCAAGTACTACTGCTGCTGCGGCAACTACTTCTTGGACAGCAAGAATCTTAGCCAGCGTAGGGAGTTTGCTCACTCTCAAATTTGCCTTAGGAGGTGTCGCTGGTACCCTAGCAGCAGTTTCTAGTTGGAGGGGCAGTTCTTCGCTAAGTGAGACACAACAACAAAACATAAGAAATTCTCCACAACTATTAGATCGTGAAACCAAAATGGCTGGTATTCGCACTGAGATATATGGAGATACGAATGATATTAGAAGCACCGTGAAGGCTGGTGAAAAGCTGACGGGAAGAGCGAGAGAGATATATTATTCAGGTCAAGGGATGCCTCTGGAAGAAGGAGCTATTAGAACCCAAAGTCGTATGCTAACAAAAGAAGGTAAAAATAAATATGAAATAGACATTAAAGAAGAAGATAATCTTAAAAAAGTTTTAGAAAAAGCTAGAAAAGAAGATGCTGAATATAATACAGCGAATCCAACCCAACCAAAGAGGGATAGGGCAGGAAAGTTAGAGAAGGATGCAAAAAGTAGGCTTGATCAAGAGGCATATATCACCGCTGAAACAGCTCAACCAAATCGTATAGATGAAACGGATATACAAAAAACAGAAAGAATGGCTAAAGAAACAAACATGGTCTTTGGAGAGGGGGCTGATGAGAAGTATCAGAAAGCCCAGGCTAAACAACAACAAGATACTACAAATGGTACATCCACGCTAACAGACGCAGAAAATGAACTAATACAGACCACAGAGAGAGTAGTGGAGTCAGTACGGGTTGAGAAGGCAGAAAGAAATGCCGCGATACTTGCTACAACGAATGCAAACAGAAAACTCAAAGAATTAAATAACGAAACAGATCGTTTTGTAGCACAGATGACTGCTCTGTCAAATTCTATCAGTAGAGCCTCGAAAGAAATGGGTATTTCTATTGCTATGACCAGAAATAGAGTGGGTACTAAAGCTGGAGAGGAGGGTACTTTCACAGTAGATAGAACCAACGAAGCTGTGTTGGGCAATGTTGGAGCATACTCGGCAACGGAAGTGAGAGCAGCAGCCACACAGACCGGCAACCAAGCTGGTATGCCTCCTGAGGTATCAAATGCCTTAGCAGATAGTGCTGTGGCTAACCAAATATTAGTTCATCAACTACCGAAGATTATGGCTGATGCAGCAGCAAATCCTGGTCTCTCGGATCCTGATGACGAGATTGAGCAAAAACTAACAGAGGCTTTTAAAGCGGCGAATCTATCAGATCCAACAAAGGCGTCTGAAAGAGTTGCTAGTGTAATGGACACCATTAAGCAAGCTAGAGGTAGTGGAGCAGCAGACACAAGCATAGCGGGCATAAACAAGATGGCGGAGATGGTAGCGGCCACCACTGAGAGCGCAGCTGGTCTCAAGGTATTACAAGAACAAGCAAGAGCCCTTAATGATGCTCTAGAAGCTATGACAGGAGAAGCGATAAAAGCCTCAGGTGCATTTGGTAAAGCTCAAGAATATAGGAATACGGCTCAAAACATTAGAACAGAAGGGGCAAATAGTTTAGCAAAAGCCCAGGGTAAAAATGTATCATTAGATCAACAAAGTAAACCTCTTAATGATATTATAGCCTCATTAACCAATACTCCAACATTAGGTGGTGGATCAACCACAGACGCAGCAGAGATTGGTAGAAGGTTAGACAGGTTAGACGACGATCTACCAAAGGCTCAAACACAGATGAGGGATGCTGTAGCAGCAGATGCTAAAGCAGGCATAGAGCCTGGAAAAGGTGGAGCTGGAGATAAAGCTACTGATAGGTTTGTTGGATTAAAAAAAGAAAGCGATAATTTAGCCAAGGCACTAGGCAAACTAGCCACAGATACTACCAGAGCTAGTAGTGCTTTGAGTAGAATACAAGATCTAGAAATGTCTTATAAAGGTCCACAAGACAAAATGCTAGAGCTTATGACTAATATAGATAATCCAGAGTATCAGAATAATGTTATTAATCAAGCGAATAGTCTTGATAGAGTCATGAGGGGAACTGCTTCAAGATCAGATTTTAAGGATGCTGTTGAGGGTCAGAAATATAGAGAACTGAGCATGACTTCAGAAGAGGCTAAAGCGAGTAGATTAGAATTTGCTACAAGGGGCGCAGAAGGTCTGAGCAAAGAAACCAATGGGCAGATCACCCCAGAAGCTATTCTAAAAATCTTTAGATATAATAATGAGGGTGATACTAGGATGGAAGAAGCTACAGCCAAGTTCATTGAGGCCACAGAGCGCCAAGCCAAGGCCAACGATATTACTGCTGGTCGATTCGATGCTGCTGGCATTGCATTTAAAGCTGGGGTAGTTAGTGCTGGACTAGACTTTTATAACAAAGTACAAGAGGCAGCACAGCTTATAGCTGATGTTAATCAAGCAGACAAAGCGGCTAAACAGGGACGAGATGATGCAAGAGATGCACAGAATACCACACCTCCTGATGCAGAGAAAATGGCTGCGGCAGCAGAGGCTCAATCAAAGGCAGCGGCAGAACAGGTGCGGGCAGCAGCAGCGCAAGCACAAGCAGCAGAAGCTCAAAAACAGGCAGCAGCAGCAGCGGCAGCAGCACCTCCTAGACAATGGAGTTTTGGAATGGGCTATGCTAATGGGGGCCCGATATATGCTAGTAAGGGTAGTTATATTAATTTTCAACCCAAGGGTACGGATACTGTGCCCGCGATGCTTACTCCGGGAGAGTTTGTAGTAAATCGTGCTGCTACTCAAAAGAATTTGCCACTATTAAAAAACATAAACTCAGGAACACAAGAATTTTCTAATGGAGGAATAGTTTATGCTGAAGGTGGTATGAAAATTCCCAAACTACCAAACGCAAGAACCAAAAATGATCAACAATCACCTGGGGCTTTTAATAAAGTAACTGCGTGGTTGTCGGATTGGATAGGCTGGTCGAAATCTCCAGATCAAGGAAATATGCTCGAACAATTTCAGGCTACATTAGGAGGCTTTGCTCAAAGTCTGTTACCAGCTGTTCTTGGCACGGTTGGGTCCATAGTCGGCGGAACTATAGGTAGTTTAGCCGTTCCTCCTTTCGGAACAGTTGTTGGGGCGATTGGAGGAGGAATGTCCGGAGTGAAGCTAGGAGAATATCTAAACTCTGTTATTTATGACTCTTTTGAAAACACAGCACTTATTCAAGATTTTCAAAAAGCTATGAATGAAAATCCTAGATCGGCGCTGGTTGGTGATGTTGTAGGAGGAATAGCTAGTGTTGCGACTGCGGGAGTAGGTAAGGTTGGAGGAAAAACCATAGAGCAATTAATAAAAACGGGTACCGCCACATTAACAAAAAATATGGCAAGCTCCACCCTTAGTCGATCAGGAGCTACGGCTGGATCACAACTAGGGGAAGCAATGACTGCAATTATAACTAAAATGGATAATGTTGTGGCCGCATCGTCTTCTTCTGCCGTTCCCGGAATTATAAAAAGAGCCAGACAAACAATAATAGAATATGGTAAGGATAAGACTAAGGATAGCGCTATAAATATGTCTATGTCAACTATATTTGGGCCAGAACAATATAGCTCAGGTGGAGTTGTTTATGCTAGCAATGGAGCACTAATTAATTTTCAACCAAGAGGCACTGATACTGTGCCAGCGATGCTTACTCCGGGGGAATTTGTGGTCAATCGAGCGGCCACCCAGAAAAACCTTCCTTTGCTAAAGAGTATCAACGGTGGGGCCCAAGGATACGAGAATGGTGGGGTAGTTTATTTGAAAAGTGGAGGAGTACCTCAGCGGAAAAATCGCAAAGAATTTGATAAGTCCGGACGCTTTGTGCGGGATCTGGGGCCAGATTACACAACCTTAGATATTATGGGTGAAGAATTTCCCCAGGAGATGAAGTGGGGAATAGCAGCAAATCTTTGGAATGATCTCTCGTCTATCACCGGTCAGCCCAAAAATCAGGATATGAAATATTTAAATGAACTAGCTAATGGGGGCGGATTAGGCTCCTTCTTTAGTGTCAAATTTGCCCAGATGTTTCGTAATATTCATTCAATCATAAAAAACCAGAGAGAGACAAGTCTGCCCTATAAGCGCTCCGAAGATCTGATGACCCACTTCTTAAGACCATATATAGGTGAATTTAATTATAGAGACAAAACAAACAACAAGAATTTGGAAGGCTTAGATTTTACCACAATGTTATCTCAAACCCCACAGATTTTTGCTGCTATAGATTCTCATCTGGGTTTAGAAGCCTTTGGAGATACTCAGTACCGGTTTAAAGATCCTAAGAGAAAAATACAGGCACAAGGCAATGCTACTAATATTATTAAGAACTTAACCCCAGATATAGACAATATTCTAGAATTAGTTAAGATTCGAGATATGAATAAAACTCAAGAACGGAGTCTATTCGGACAAGAAGAGGGTTCAACACGCAACGGTCGTTCAAATGAGAATTTACGGGTACCCATTACTAATACTGTTAGAAGATGGGTTAAAAAACAAGCTCAACCTAGTGAAAAACGAGCTAGAGAACAATTAGCCTTAGATAAGAGAGAGAGTCCGAGAGAATATAAAGATGGTACTCTGGAGAACAAGGGTTTGCGTGAACAGCAGTCTGCTAACGAAGTACGAACAGATCAAATTGTCAGAGATCTTTATAGTAATAAAAAGACCAAAGATGTTGATGGATTTCTTAAGTGGATTAGGACTCCGGGTGAAGCTACCACAATAGCCGATGACTTTGCTAAGATAAATACATGGGAAAAAACACCGGGGATAATTAACATACCGGGCAATATGATAGAGCAAATGTCTCTAATTGCTCAAGCAAATCTCTCACCAACACAGAGAGCTCTCTTTGAGACTAGATCACAAAGAGACGCAGATATAACAGAACAAGCTGTAAATACTACAGAGGTTAAGGATGTTCTTCATAGACAAAATATCTTACAAAGTTTAATAGGAGTTAGAAAACAGGGGATATTACAAACCCCTGGAATGACAAATGTATTGAACGAGAGTAGCGATGCCAAATCGGATGGCCAGCGTCAATTACAAGAGCAAGGTCGTAAAGGAGAGGTATACAAAGAGAGCAGGGGAGATATAACGAATCTTGTTAAACAAGGGTTGGGTTATGAGGGTGCTCAAGGCTCAGGGCTTACGCCTGCTGAAAGGAAAGAGTGGGAAAGAAAACGAAATCAACTGCTTGCCCGACCCGTCGGGAGCACTGTCCCTGTCCGCTTGGGACCTAGCGACCCCTCTGGTTCGACAGAACCTCTGTTTCGTCGTAAATTGGCCGAACTCGAAAGACAAGAGACTGACGCTGATATAGAGAAAGACGCTAGGGAGCTTGCTAAAAAAGAGAGAGAAATATATACACCTAAGCCTAAACCAATCATTCCAGAGACATATGAGGATATTTATAAGCCAATAGATATGTCAGGTATGAGGTCTCCAGAGATTCAACTGGGTATAGCAGAACGAGAGATATATGCAAAAAATCTTTATCTCGAGGAAATATTTGGCTTAGAAAGAACGCCCAGTCGTTATGTCTACGCTAACCCCAATGCTTTTGCTGGCATTCCGAAAAACAAGGAATACCAAAATGTTCGCAGTCCAGATATAATCTCGACGCTCGTTTCCCAAAAAGAACATGATGTGAATTCTATTGAGCCTCTTGAGTATGGACTAAAGAATGGGCCACTGAAAAGCGACGTTGCACCTCTCGGACGGTGGGGGTACGAGATGGACGACCGGGAGCAGTCTGTGGAAGACGTAATTAACGCAGCTTTATCTCTCTATAATGGTTTCTATACTGATACAGGTAGGGAAGATAAAGAGGTGATGGACTACAACCAGGCTCTGAGCAGCTATATTTATAGGGCAAAGATGTCTAAGTGGCACAAGATCGAGCCAGACTCAGAAGATTTGGATCGCACATATATGATGGACACGGCTGGGGCAGAAAGCTTAATACAACAATTAGCAACGCAAAGGGAGAGTAGGTCTCCTAGGAACAAGGTACTTGCACAATTAGACAACTCTTATGAGACAACAACAGAAGAGAACAAAGCTATTAGTGCACAGAATATGGAGAATGACAAAGCTCGAAAAGAAGCTGCCAAACAACCAAAAGAGTCTGCATCAGGATATGATGCTTTTTTATCAGATGATGATATTCGTATACTTAATGATATTCAGAGGCCATTCTCAAAGAGTATGATTGAGGCCGATAACCAGTCTATAAACCTCAATAGTTACTTGATGAAAAGCGGTAGAGAGTTGAAACCAAAGATTCCCACGATCCAACGACTTTTTCCTAGTCAGCCCATGACAAGACAGAATGCTGATAATAACATATCGGACTTTGTCAAGATCATAAGTCACGCAATGGGTATGGGGTATAAAAATGTTGTGATTAGCCTGGTGCCAGACATTTCTGGGGGTCTGCTAGATTCCGGAAAGGGCGTTACTGGTTATGAAGGCTCATCTAGCACAGAGGAGATAATCCCCGATGTGTTTGGACACTTAGATGCAACTCGCAAAAGATTATCGGATCCGAAGAAGGCTGTAAAATATCTTAGCAAGGGCAGTCACATTAATTTCCAGCCCAAGGGTACTGATACGGTGCCCGCGATGCTTACTCCGGGCGAGTTTGTGGTCAATCGAGCGGCCACCCAGAAAAATCTCCCCTTGCTAAAGAGTATCAATAGTGGAGCTGGGACCAAGGGGTATCAGAAGGGTGGGGTAGCTTATTTGAAAATAGGAGGTGAGACAGCAGAGCAGTGGTTAAATACCTCCGTTTGGAAAGATAGTGATATATGGGATAAGGATACCACAACAGCATTCGAAAAGCAGGATCTTGTGGGAATAAGATCGGGATCTTTCGGACCATCTTTAAGATCTCCCGGATCATCATCTCCTGGTAATTATGATGATTCGCAGTGGAGAACACTAAGACTACTCATTCCTCCAGTGTTTGGTCAAAACCCGGCGATCGCCATGAGGAAAAAAAGGTTTGAGGGGGCAGCTGTTGAAGCTGGTATAAGCCCGTTAAAAAATCTTTGGTTCTCAACAGACAACTATGGGGGTTTTCAGACGAAAGAGGAATATACTGATTGGAAAATTAAGAACCCGAAACCCACCCCAATAGTAACAACTCCAGCAGTAACAGCTCCCGCAGGAACAGCTCTACCACCAAATATGACATCTGTAGCAACACCGGCAGGGCTTGGGACCTCGATGCAGCAGATGTTCACAGGACTAGGAGCTTTGAATCCGAAGTCCGAGCCAGAGGTAGCAGCCCCCCCGACGGTTAGCTGGACCCCCCCGTCGGCTGGCTGGATGTCCCGTGGGGAGCCGATGCGCATAGGAGGATCTAAGGCGGAAAATTGGTTAGTTCCTGAAGATTGGCCGATCAACGATAATCCTCGTGAAAGCTACCTACATACTCTCTGGGAAAAAACAACCAGCGATGCTTTTGAGCAGAAAATGCAAGGGTGGAATACCTCTGGACAATATGATGATGTTGAGTGGGCAAGCTTAAAACAGAATATAAGCCAGGCAATAGATTCACTCCAACCAAGAGAGTTTGAAAAGTTGGGTGTGCAAAAGATTGTCTCTCCGACTCTCGGAGGAGACCGTCTTTATGGAGGAAGAAAGGGGTTAACTAACAGGGAGTGGATAGCTCAAATAAGGGGTGGGCAGGTAAATATACCCAATCTTATCTCATCAATAGATGATCTTAAAGGTTATGAGAATATGGCTGCACGGGACGATGCGGCAAAAGTAGGGGCAGCAGTACCACCCGCAGCAGGGCCAGCACCCGCAGCAGCGCCAGTGGCAGCAGTGGCGCCAGCAGCAGGGGTAGCAGTGGCGCCAGCAGCAGGGGTAATGGCAGCACCCGCGCCAGTGGCAGCACCCGCCCCAGTGGTAGCAGCCCCACCCCCCATACCATACTATGATGAACTCACCTACAAAGAAGCTATATACAAAGGATTAAAGTATCGTCAAAGGCCCTTTGCTCCAGATAGAAACTTGTTTAAAACAGGAGCTAAGTATGTTGGGGGAGATCAGGTGAACGACCCTAAATTGAAAGAAAAGATGCGGACAGGTTATACGGGCAAGGAGGATGATCCAGATGATGATGTAGAACAGGTAGATGGGGCTATTATCGCAAGGGCTGAAGTATTTGTAGCTGAGTTAAAAGCAAAGTACTATGAAAGGTATAAACTAGTTGTAGACCGATTCCGACAACAAAATGGACAAGGAGATGATCTCAGTTTTGGACAGTACGTCTACTTTCCGATGAGTAGAGAGAGCTTGGGCGGCTGGGATGTTGATGCAGATTATAAAAAGATCATCGGAAACAATCCAGATCTTGATCCAACACTACTGGATCTGCTAAACGATTTGAGATATAATCCCACAACAAGAGTCACAGGAATAGATACTAGGGTCACGGGTGGAGCAGCTGCTTCGGCCGGTGTGGACGAGAAGGGTAAACCTTTGCCGGGAATTGGCATGCTCGGTGACCCAGCGGGCTTCCAAGCTTATGTACAGGAGATGATAAAGTTTAAAGAAGATGGTCTAGATAATGTTATGAAACTTTTGGGAGACATAGATCCGACTAGTCCTCCCACATTTACAGATGAATTAAAAGCTGGCGTAGATGCTTTTATACCATCTCTAGTAGGATCAAATGCAAAGACGAGAACTATATTAGATAGTCTAAAACCACAAAGACTAATGACATTAAGCGAGATGAACGGAGATTCTCTGCAAGAAATGATAGATTTTCCCTTAGCACAATTAAATTTGCCACTTCTTCAAATGGCTGAAGACCCAAATCATAAAGCCGAAATAGACCCTATAATAGCCGCAATACTAACCTCTCAAGCTCTACAAATGGAATGGAAGATCAGACAAACCCGAGCTCTAGCAAAAGAGAAAATACCCTTTCAGCGTAGACCCCTTGTGGATGGTAGTGAAAATATTGTAGCAGCACCCATAGAGAGTCAATTAAGTCCACAGGAGAAAGAAACGACCTTAAGACCACCCCCACCTGTTAGACCTCAAGATCGTAAAAAAAGACCCAAGGATCTCCAAGGAGACATTGGCAATGACCAACTAAGAGCATACAAGGGCTCAGGCTCTCAGTTTGAATCTTCTTATGTCCTATACAGAAGAACCTTGGGAGAATACAACTATGATGCTATGTTAAGAGCTAATGGTCAGGCTTATATTAATTCTAGTCCTAATGGAAAAGAGCGGAGAAAAAAACAAGATGATGCTAATATAGAAGCACGACGAAGTCAATATGGGTGGCCACAATATGATCCACAATATGCTCAGAATGGTGGACCCATTTATAGAAGTCGTGGTGGGAGTAGTTCTGATGGGGTGAATTTCGCACCCAAAGGCACGGATACGGTGCCCGCGATGCTTACTGCGGGGGAATTTGTTGTTAATCGAGAGGCCACCCAGAAAAATCTCCCCTTGTTAAAGAGTATCAATGGTGGGGCCCGGGGGTACGAGAATGGGGGAGTGGCCTATTTGAAGGGGGGTGGGGAGGGTATTTTAAAACAATTTAACGCTGTGACTAAAATTGGTAAAAATGCAAATAAGGCTTTGAAAGCTGACGATATCCTGCAATCTTTGATGGCTGCACTTAATTTGGGCGAGTCCGGAGCAAAAGCTCTTTTACAATTACCTAGCCTGTTGCCCTCGTCTTTATTGAGCATGCTAGAAACCAGAATACCACAACTTACTTTATTTAATGCTGCGGCGGGGTTAGTATACAAACTAGCTGGTGCCGCGATTGAATCAGACTCACAAGAGACAGGAGAAACAGCAGCGATTAAGGGAGGACTGCGGGCGGCAGAGATAACAACTAGTCTAGGTGCGACTATTGCTGCTGGTAAAGCAATAGCAGGAAATGCGGTTGGAGCTCAATTCATAGGGGGTCTAGCGAGTAAGGGAGGAGCTTGGCTCACACTGCTTCAAGGGGCTTATGATGGATATAATGACTCAAAAGCCCAAGCTCAGGGCATGGATCCCGTGACCAGAACTTTCTTGGGGCTCGCAAGTGGGAGTGCTAGTTCTGGAGGAGCTGACACTGGCGCAGCAGTAAGTTTTGTGAGAGGAAGACCACTAACAGAAAACGAAGATGAGCAACTGGCTCATTACGAAGCAACTGCTCGTGGAGCTATGGTTGGAGCAATTATTGCCGGTCCTCCAGGAGCAATAGCTGGTGCGGCAGTAGGGGCAGCAAGCGAGACTACTAAGGTTGGCTACCAGGTATGGACTCTGTGGGGAGAGAATGCAAAAAGACAAAAGAAGCTCGATGATCAGCTGGTACAAATCAAGAGAGACATCAAGCTCAGACAAAACATGAGAATAAATCTAGAGAAGCTAATGGCTCAAAGAATGACACTTGAGGTTGGCTCTATAGCTCATACTAACATTATTAACACGATCAACACTCAAAAGAAAGACCTTAGGGACATGGGAGCTGAGGTTGATGAAGATGAAATTACTGGTAGATTAGCCCAGGCCAAGACTGATACAACCAGATTTGGACCTACACAAATGTCATCAGGAGGAACCGTTTACGCTAGTCAGGGTAGTCATATTAATTTCCAGCCTAGGGGAACTGATACGGTACCCGCGATGCTCACCCCGGGGGAATTTGTGGTCAATAGGGCTTCAACAGCTAAAAATCTACCATTATTAAGAGCTATTAATAATAGGGGATCTTATTATAACCGGGGAGGAGCGGTAAAGTATTTACACGATGGTGGTGGTCCTGATGGCCCTAGTGGTGTATACAATAGTGTTAAGTTAGATATTGGAGATTTTTCTGCGAGTACACAAACATTTCTTAGTGACATTAAACTGGCATTCAAAGATGGGGCCACCTCTATTACGAGTGCTTTGGGATCATTAGGCAACATTAAAGATTCTTTTAGCGGACTAGGTGGGGTCACAGCAGGCTTAACAACAGCAGCAACCCTCCTACAAACTAATATGGGATCACTCAGTACCTCGTTGACGAATATTGCTACGGTCTTAGCCGATATACCAAAAAGCATAGATTTTAAGGTGTCAGGAAGTATTCCGATAAATATAACAGTAGATGTAAATGGAGGAGATGGATTAGAAGCAAAGCTGAAACCTTTCTCTGAACAAATATTCCAAGCGATAGAAGTAGGATTGAAGAACGCTTTTCCATTATCAGGTATAACATTTGATAAAACAATAGTGACAGACTAATAAATAATTTTAATATGGAGAGATAAAATGTCGATCAAATATTTTGCTAACAGAGTGAAAGAAACAACAAGTACCACGGGTAATGGTAGCATGATCCTCAATGGAGCAGTATCTACCTATAATACTGTTTTATCATCTATTGGCGCCAACAACTCTTTCACATATGAGCTTTTAAATAGTGGTGATCCTTTTGAGTGGGAAAATGGGGTTGGCCATATTACTAATAGTGGTGGTATCACAACTTTTGTTAGAGATAGGGTGATTAAATCTAGTAATAGTAATGCTAAGGTTATTTTTAGTGCTGGTACAAAAACCCTAACAACAGCAATTACAGAAGATATTATTAATAATGGTTTTCTTAATGTTGACCACACAGGAGTGAGTTTTAGTCCCCCGTATATGCCAGCCACATATATTTTAGATGCTACAGCTGCTAATATTACTGTATCATTACCCACAGTAGATGGTCAAATAGATCCTATTATTATGGGATTTTTATTAAATGACACAACAAATGATGATCAGAATCAAACAGATGCTGTGGTACTTGATCCATCCGGAGCACAAACCATATCTGGACAATCCACATATAGTTTATCTATTAGAAATGACTATGTGCAGATTGTGTCTGTGCCATCTGCTACGGGATGGCTAGTGTTAGACTCTATTCAGGACTCTATGAATGCATACGGAAATGATGGTTTGATTCAATTCTCTAACAGTGGTGCTTTTAGTGGAGTCAATGGGTTAAAGTGGGATTTGAGTAGCTCCTCTTTGTTGGTGGGGGGCACAGGAATTCTCGCTAGTGCAGATATTATATTACCCACTGGTACACAAACAGTTGTATTTAATGAACAATCTAAAGATAAAGACTTTAGAATAGAAGGAAGTGGTATTTCTCATTTATTGTTTGTTGATGCTGGACTTGGTAATATTGGTATTAATACTTCAAGCCCATTAGATAAATTACATATCGTTCACACAGGCACGGTAGGTAATACGGGTGTGACAATCCATTCTAGTGGTTTAGGTCCTACAGTAGTATTAAGCAACACCGCTCTGAGTGGTAGTTTAACAAACGATAGGTTGGGCTCTGTGTTCTTTAATGCCTCTGGTCTATCTTATGCTAAATTATATGCCTCTGCGGATTCTCAGCTCACAGGAATAGAACAAGCTTCAGCATATATAGAGATTATTAATAATGGAATATCTCAAACGGCATTGTCTTTGAGACCAACTTCCACCACCATAGGAATTAATAATACTAATACTAGTGGTGTTATTGTGGGTAAAGATTGTGCAAATAGTGGAAACAATGTTTTGTTGGGCAATACCAATACCTCTACTGGTGTTACGAATAGCACAATGATTGGTAATAATCATACTATCCATAGTGGTAGTTTAAGTTGTGGGGTGGTGGGACAAGGTCATACTGTGGGTGGTACAGGCATATTTATAATAGGTGGCACTGGCATTGCTTTAAGTGGAGCTATATATAAAGATAATACCTATTTGGTTGCAGACGCAGATCACTACATTAGTATTAGTACCACAGGAGTAGTATCTTTATCTTCAAAATTAAATGCCAATACTAAACTATCTATCCTTAATAAAACCCCCACACCCACCAGTGGCATAGCACAGTCTGTGTCTTTGGAGTTTTTGAACACTAGCGGTGTTATTAAAACAGGGTTAGCACTAACCAGCAATATTCATCAAACAACTGCTGGTAATGAATATTCTAAATTTTCTGCTAATATCATGGTGGGAGGGGTGGTAAAGCCCGTAATACAAATTCAAGACAATCAGGTTCTAATAGGAGACGCAGGATTAAGTGGTATTAATGTTGGCTATGGCTTAAACAATAGTTCTGCTGGTGGTACTGGTACTATCATATATGGACAAAATATTGTATCTAGCGGAAATACCAATGTATTAATAGGTAGAGATATTATTTGTTCTGGTACCAACAGCACAATCTTTGGTAGAGCTAACGAGTGTTTACCTAGTGGAGATTTAGGTGTAGTTATTTTAGGCAACAGTAATTCTGCATCAGAAGCATTTGGTGTGGCTATTGGTAACAATAATCATAATAGTGGTCTATACTCTGTGTCATGTGGATCTTATAATGGTGCTTATAATGATTATTCTGTGGCCTTGGGCTATGGTAATACTGTACAAGGTACTGTTGCTGGTGGTTCTGTGGCGGTTGGACAGTCTAATACTGTTACCACTAGCGGAGTAGACGCTATAGGTTTTGCTGTTGGACTAGGCAATAATATTGTTGTTAGTGGTACTGGTGTTGCTATTGGATATCAAAATAGTGTTAAGGGTAAAGGAGGGGTGGTTATTGGTAGATCTTGTGCTGCTACGGGCATAGATAATTTTATAGTAGGATTTAATTGCTCAACAACAACGGGTAATAATAATTTCTTAATGGGTAAAAATCTAAATTGGGCAGGTAGTGACACCTATCTTACTTCTCATACTAATATCCAATTTTTAGCAACTGCTGATATTTTTGCTTCTGGGGCCAATATAGATCTACATAAAAATAATACTGATATGATTTCTCTTATTACTACTGGTATTAATATCTTACACACAGGATCAGTATATATCTCTGGGGGATTAGGAGCCAATATAAGTAGTACCGGAGTGGTTGCTATGTATGGTAATACAATATCTATGACTGGTAGTAGTCTAGTGGGTTTATCAACAAATAATTTACATAGTATTAATATCTCCACTAGTGGTATCAATGTTCTAAGTAGTGGTCTGGGTCATCCTATTTCAGTTTCTGGGAATTTATTAACCATTAATTGTCAAAGTGGTATTCAGTATCTTAATAGGCCCATAGGTGTGGGTAGCTCGTTGGTTGTGGATACTAGTAATATTCTTAGAGAAACCAGTAGTTCTCGTAGATTTAAAGATCGTATTACTGACTATGACAAGGGGATTTCAGATCTAGTACAGCTAAAACCTGTTTATTATAATTTTCTTAATCAGGATAAACAATTGGCTGGTTTTATAGCAGAAGATATTGCTGATCAGGGATTAGAAGAATTTGTTATCAGAGACGAGAATAATATGGTTAAAGATATTAACTATATGGGTATGATATCTTTATTAGTAAATTCTATTAAAGAATTACATCAGGAGATACTGTTGTTAAAAAATAGGACCTGATTATAATATAGGACAAGGAAATACTTATGGCAGATACTATCGTAGGTGGAGCAAATCTAGGAGTCAGTCCTATATCAACTGTGGAAGAGGAATTTTTCCGTACCGCAGACGGAGAAATTATAGGAGGGGTTCGTAAAATATCTATTAGTGGATCCATAGTGGGTAACTCTGGGGTGGAAATAATGGGTAAATTAAAAGCCATCAGGGAGTTAGGGGCCAGAGCGGATTGTATAGACATAATAACAACGGCATATACTGGTCGAGCCAGAATAGATAACGTAACAATCCCCCAGGGGCCAGACCCAGCATGGATTAATCAGGGAGAGTTTAGCATAGAATTGACTGCTCCAATGACAACGATTCCAGGTAATAGGTTTAATTTTGTTGCTTCAGATAACGTTAGAGAGTTCTCTCAGTCTGAATCATTATCTTTGGGGGATGAATCTCATGGGTATGCATTTACTTTAAAAGAGAGGGGGGGAGCGGCCGATCTTGAGTTAAGTAAGACATTTGTTAAATGGAGCACAAAAATGAGTATTAAGTGTGAACCATTTTGTAGTAGTAATGGTGATAGAGCTGCTATGGACATATTGGAAACTTTGGTTTATGGGGGTCCTACCTCTGATAGTTTTAAAGATTATAAAAATTGGACTAAATATTTGGGTAGTAGAAGTCTAGATATTAGTAGTGATGGGGTCGTATCTTTTAGCGCTAGTATTATGCTGGTGGATAAGGACTGTGCTCCTCTGTTTGCTTTTGTAGATATTAATTTTACTACTTCTGATACGTACGCTGATCCCCAATCAGAGACACACACTATTTCAGGAAATATACAGGGATTGTCTACTATATCTTGGACCGATCTAGTAACACTATCAAGTGTTTGTTCTAATAATAAAGTGGGTAATGCTATAGCGGTATTTAATCAGATGGCTGCGATAATACAAAAACATGACGACACTTTTTTGTTAAATTATTTACCTTTGAAACTCGTGTTAAAACCCGGTTGCCCAAAACCATCATCAATAGCTACTGCGTGTACCAATACTAATGCGGCCGATATTCCAGGGCTCTTGAAACCCACGACTTCTTCTGTGTCGGTCAATAGAATAACGGGAGACCTAAATTTCTCTATATCATGGGCCACAGCCAATGGGGCGGATGCGTGTGTGGGTAGTGATGGAGCAACAGAAAACTTATCTATCGTCATCACCCCAGCCACAGAACAATTCTCTTCACACAGTATTCCTAGATATGGCACCATGATGCAAAGATTGGGCTCGTTTAAAAACGAGAGAGTTCGTTTAACATATACCAAAGAGGGGGATGCGGCATTTGGTTTATGTGATCCTCCTGCTCTTCCGGCCAAGTGCACCGATGCTGGTACCTCTTTCAATACTGGGATCCTTGAGTGGTTAGAAGAGAATTGGAAGAATAAAACTTATTTACGTATAGCATGGTCTAAAACATTTACCAATACATCTTACACAGAAGATCAAGAGTATATACAAACCTGTCCTTAACAATTGGTATACATATGAGTGAATATGATAGCGTTAGTTTAGATGGTAAATTTTACAGACCTTCTCCATTTGTGAGTACGTCTTATGAATATGCTAAGAGCGGAAATTACACCATTGGAGGGGTACTACTTGTTACTCTGAGTGGAACATTGCTTGCTAAAAAAGATGATTGTTCCGATATTATTGATCAAATGAATGAAATAAGAAGTCTTGATCGTAAAAAGTGTCGTCGTTTAATTATAGGCTGTTCTGGAGATCCAACATTTTTAGAGGGTCTGGGTAAAATTAGATCTGCTACCGCCACAAGCGGAGATCAGCCGTGTATTGCTAGTTATAACATAGTAATAGCTATCGAAACAAAAGCAGATGGTACAAAGCCTATAGTTGCTCCAGATCCAGAATTTTTAAAGAGATATGATAGTTTTACCGAAGAGGATTTGAAGGGTGTTGGCAAGTATGAAGAACGCGTTACCGTACAAGGAGAAGAGTCTAATCTAACTTTGGTAGACCCTGTGCTAAATGTTATTAAGTCCTATGTGAAACTTGATGGTACCATATCAGTCTCCTCAATGTCTAGTGGTCAAATTTGTGGAGAGAATACAACGGGATCTGCTGCTTGTATTAAGTTGATCAAAAAAAGATATAAGAGTTTGATGATGGCTAGTTTTGGTGAATCTAAGCTGTATAAAAAGCTAGCGGATTATAGCTCGTGGAAAAAGTGGTTGGATACAAAAAATATAGACATAAATACGGCAGATGGATCTGTAACGTGGTCATTTTCTTTGATTATGACCAACGGAGCGTGTAACCCCACAGCATTTGTAGATATTAATACCACAGACACGACTGATGCAAACACCAAGAGAATAAACAAGTCTATACAAGGAACAATTGATGGCTTATCGCAATCTGAAGATACTTCATTCTTAAAGAACGGAGTATGCAAAAAAGAAAGACTAGACAATGCTAAAGCTGTTTGGAACGCTATTAAAGCCGGAATACAGGCTGGAACTTGGCCAGGTACACCCGCGCCTGCGGGAGATATCCCAGAGCCACCAGCCGGTGTCAAACGCCCCGATGCCGATTGTGAGCCAAAACCAGCACCATCTTGTTATCAAAGAGTATCTAGTAGTACCACTATTTCTGGTGTGTCAGGGCGTATAACTTTTAATGCGGAATTTGCTGACATAGACTCTTGTAAGCCGGGTGGGGCCACAGCTCTGACCTTTACCGTAGACGAGAAACTCCCAACACCGATAGTTGTTGAGATCATTATTCCTGGAGAGAATTCTGTACTACAAGATGTCGGCATGAGTCCTCATACAGTAAGAGTTACTGTGAATGGGAACTTGTCTGGTTGTGATACTACCAAAATAGCTGAAACAACCAAATGTGTGAATGCGACATTTGCAGAAAAGACAAAGAATTACATTGGAAATCCCGGTTGGATAATCATAAGTCAATCTGATACTACTAATGCTAAGTCTTATAATCGTACAATAGAATTTATGGAGTGTAAATAATGAGTTTTCTATACTCATACCCTGATTATTCTGGGGTATCATTAAAAATTAATACTAATAACTTAGTACAGATATTCTGCTCGGGCTTGCAACCAGAGAATAATCGACCTATTAATATTCCTTATAGTAATACCACAGGGAATAGTATTAAGACCACCTATAATAATTGTGCTCACTCTTGGTCGTCTGTAGCATCTCAGAACTATCCATATCCTACGGGACTCTGTGTTTCTGAGTTCTTGAACCCGGAAACGGTGAGTACTTATCCGTGTGGGCCCGCCTTCTGGAGTCCGCAAAAAACCAAAGACCAGGATAGGGATACCTGGATTAGTAATCGCATCGGGATAAGCACACGAATTCCGACAGGAGACATAAGTACCGGTGTGTCAAAGAAAACAAAGGTTAAGATATCTAACGTAACATGGGGTGTAGATTCGAAGATAAAGCCTTGGGCAAGAAAGATTTTCTTAACAGACATAAACATTACTAATAGTATTTTTGCTGTTTCATGGCAACGTCTCGAGCCAAACAACGACGACCCCCCCTCCCTCTCACACTCTTATATAAAGCTAAACGAAGTAGCAAAGGGAACAGCAGAGGTGTGGGATAGTAGCCTACTACAGTTTAGGGATACAAAGACTGATCTCACGGAGAGACTTGTGGAGCGTTTCCCAGAAGATCCTAATCTGAAAGATATAGTTGTGACAACGAACCATAGTTCTCACCAATATTCGATTGGTGGGTTATCCGCTGGACTATATTGTGTACAAATTATCAGTCGCACAGCATATGGTAACAACTTGGGTAATGATCCACCCACAAATTGGGAGAAGGAATATGTGCCATACTCGTTCATTGATGCTCCAGCAGAAGTTCCTTCTCAGGTGTGGGCTACTGCCCCAACCTTCTTTGTTGTCATAGAGCCTGCCCCAACAAGAATAGAGACGATTGATACTAATGGTGCTGTAGCCCCTTACGACGAAGAGACTCGTTCATATAAGGGGACTATAAACGTTAAGGTAGCCACAAACAGCGCTTTTTCTCCAGATGTGGGAGATTTGAACACCTATCCATCTTTAGGTCCTCTGGTTGTGGGCTTATTTGCAATAGTAGAAGACAGTTTTGGAGAAACAACTCCGAGCAAGAATATATCTGTGTCTACCAAAGAGAGTGTTAACAACGATAAGCTTAATTATATAATAACAGACGTGAAGCCAGGAACATATTATATTGGTGCGCAAAATACAGATGGTGTTATCTCCTACTTTCAAAGTGATCCTGTTCACATAAAAGATGGGAAAATCGAGTTTAATATGCAAGATATTTTTGCTCCCAGAAGCTACGATCCAAATAATAGAAGGTTCCCTTCTGGGGATCTAAATGTTGATAACCCAAATTTTTATGGCACCTGTTTTTGCTCGGTGGAATCTATTGCGGATCCAACCCTATTATTTACTCCTGTATTAGATATCACAACAAAAACAGTAGATAATACTAGACCAGCCATAGCCTATCCATCTATATTTGTCTCTAACTATAAAAGCATAACATCTACCTCAGATCCAGACAAACTGGTATACTACTATAAGGTATCTGGGTTGTCTCCCGGGTCATATGAGATAACGATCTCCGCTAATCCTGATGAGAAGTTTCCTGTCTTAAAAACGACCCTACAGAGGTATATGAATATGCCTTCCGCTAATCCCATAAAAGTCAAGATTGTTACCAAAGAAGACACTAGTGGTTCAACAACTATTACCAAGGTAGACCATAGCGAAAGCTGCTTAATATTACCTAATATGCCCAATGGAAGTTTTGAGGTTACTATAGATGGACCAAAGCAGTATCAGATATTCGAAGAGTTTATTCCCTTTAGTATAGACATAGACATGGATAACTATTCATATTTTACAACAGGAATAGAATACTATGATTATAAGAAAAAAACCGTAGAGAACAAATATAAAATAGAATATAAGCTTGGTTTACAGCCAGCTTTACCTAAAACCAATACAGAAGCAAGACTAGACCCTGTTTTTATAGATGGTAAGCTCGTAGAAAATATTAATAAAATTTCTAATTTACCATCTTGTTATTTAGAAGTTATTATTAAAGACATATTCGATAATAGTCCTTCTTTGATATCTGCAGAATTTAAAAATGTTAATTTAACAGATGTTACGATGAAAGAGTATGGCCAACAAATAAAAATGTTTCCTGAGGTATCTTCATATCTAGTGTTAAATAATGTTATAGATTCTAACAGTATATTGGTAGATATTCCGGAGAAAATATTTAGCATATATGAGCCCGTGAACCTCATAGGGTGTTCCACAACCAAGGAGAGTAGTGAAGTCTCTCATAATATGACAGAAGGCGAAATAACAATAGTGAAAACCAAAATGGTGGTATTGGGAGATTGTATTGATCCGAATACTGTTATTACTAGTATCAGAGATAATTCTCTAACTCTATCAAAAGCAGCTAATGATACTTGCGAAAATACTAGACTGACTATAATAAGTAGAGATCGTCTACATGGAGATATTTTGGCAGACATAACCAACATGACCAGCACAATTAAAGTTGTGGGTGGCAATATTGGTCTACTTAAAAAAGGAGAGATACTCATTGCAAAAGGATTAGCCACTGATACTAGAATAGTTAGAATAGATATGTTAAATAAAATTATAGATATTTCTAAGGATGCAGTAGCAACAATACCCAAGGCTAAAATTATCATCATACTAGCCCCACCACCAGAACTTATCTCCCCCGGCATTCCCAATACTCCTCCTGTAGACGGTATTATCTCCAGAAATCCCTCCCCTACGCGAGTTCCGGTAGACCATGGATTCAGTGGATGGCCCAGCGACCCAGAGACTTATATACCACCAGCACCCAAACCCCCATCCTCTGCGCCCAAGCAGACGGGCACACTGAGTATAGTTGTTACCCCTGCAAGAAGTACTTATACAATCACAGAGAAAACAGGGGGAAGTCAAACATACTTTTATAGTGTGTCTTTAGAATTACTTCCAGGAGTCTATACAATACAGGGTGATGAGAATTATTTAAAAATACACGGGCTACTAAACGATACACATACCGTTTCAGTAACACAAAATAGTAAGGAGTCCATCAATCTAGTTTTTAATAAATGTCCCACCAAAGATATTCCATACACAATCACCCCCTAAAACAGGAACAGAAATATAATGTCAACCCAGTGCCAAATCGTTCAAAGTTTATTTAGTCTGTTAGATGCTGAAACTAATCTACCGGTTATGGGCTCCGCCGTTAGACTTAAGGGGTGTAGCGTGAGCATGGGCATTGGTCAAGGTAGTTCTACCATGAGTCTTGATCTCGTCGTTGATAATTGTGTGGATGGTACCATAGATTTACCCCCTATGGGAACACCAGTTAAATTTATTTGTGATAAGTTAGTTTTTGGTGGCATCATCAATTCTGTGACCTATACAGAAAATAGCAGTAGTTTTGAATATAGGATGGATATTATAGATCCTAAAAAGGTTTTAGGGGGAGTGCAGATTCTGTTAAAAACCTACTATTGTGATCCTATACCTGGTGCAATTATAGCTAATTTTATTAATATGAATAAGTTATTAGAGGAGAATGTGGCCATATGTCCGCCAGGGGAGGATAGTGAGAACTGGCCCAGAATAAATGATTGTACTAATTTTGGTGAAGCAGGAGGTAGTCAAGGGCCATTTTTATGGAAAGTTTTACAAAAAGTACAACAAAAATATAGCGGTGGTTTAGGGGCATTCGGTGATGCATTTTATACAACTAGCGCTAGAAGAATATATGTTAATATGAGCACACTCGTAGCATTGTTAATATCTAGAGCCCCATACGCAAGAACCACCTCATTACATATGTCTCTTACAGAACTAATTGACATGGCTTGCGAATTATTGTGTTGTGATTATACTATTTTATTAGAAGGATTGGTAGCTACCGTATATCTTATAGATAGGACCAAAGCACCCCCTATGAATTTTATAAAAACACTGTTTATTGACGCACAAAATACTGGTAGACTAGTTTCTGGTAGCATAGGAAATATAGAAATTTATGAACCCAGTAACAGAATAGTAATTGGGGATAGTGTTCAGTATCTAGCAGAAGCACACCTGACAGATACATTTGCTATGATGCTAGGACATGATACAGAAGGGCGACCAGTAAGAGTCTATGGGCCTAATTTTACCGCAAAGATTGATATTACTCCGATAATAGACATGCTGGGCGCCGCTGGCTTGCCCAATAATTTACCTCCTATGTTTGAGATCACAGAAGAGGAGATATTGTGTTCTGCGAGTCTTATAGCATGGAGAACCTACGGTCTGCTGAAGGGTAAAGAAAACAGTTTGTGCGCTGAGGTTCACAACAAACTAGGGTTTGGGGGTAGGGACGACCCGAGATTCAAGGAGGGGGTTATCAAATCAATAGACGCTCTGCAAGGAGCTAGGGCAGCTATACCACAATTTGAAGCGAACGGTAAGGACCCCTTTAATCTTTCAGCCCATTGGGTATCGGTACAAGGTCAAGTTCAATTCATGCTGAAGGATGTGGACGATCCCAAGAAGAAGCTAGGAATAAGTGCAAAAAGATTCGCAGAACTCAAGGCCACAGAAGATGCTATATATGGGTGGTTTAATCGCTTCATTGATGAGTACTATGGCAAACACTGGCTCATTCCAGTAAACAATGTCTGCATAACCCCGAAGGATCAGTTCATTCCGATTAAGGTCCAGGAGGGAGACAGATATACTCTTACTGATGAGCCTATCGACGCTGGATATCCTAGTGTTAATCAAGCTTTTGGTATGCTTGGATTGATGCCAGGAGTTAATACCAGTCTATTTGAAAATGGGGATGGAAAAATAACTGGGTTTGGCAAACTTAGAGGAAACTATCGAAGCACAAGAAAGATAAATGGACAAGATTTTGAGCACGAAATATTTAAGGGAAAGCTCAGTGCAGCAGACTGTATGTTTACGGTGTTTAGAAAGGCTGCTAAGAAGAGACCCGCTGCCGAACCAGCTCCTGCCCAATCAGATTCTGCCGAACCAGCTCCTGCCGAACCAGCTCCTGTCGACGAAATAATTACTCTGTATCAGAAGATACAAACAGACGGAGCAGTTTATAGTAACCTTGATCTTGGAACAGCGGAAATATTGATAACAACCGAGTTTATCGCCTTGGCACCTGTGTTAGCAAATGCTGGAGACAGGCTCACCAATTTCCTAAGAGCTGTAGATTTTCTATTTGGTTCCGTTGTAACAGGAGAGTCGAACAAGATGCTCGACACGAAATCCATCAATGTATATAAATGCAGAAATGCGGCTGCGGGATTCGAAAGTGTTGTTATTCCTATGAAAAGCAATGTTTATGTATATGGACCCTGGACTAGTAGTAATCCCGTGGTTGGTTCTACTGTTGTGGTTGAAGACTCTAGTTTAAATCCATGGACTAGTGGAGGACTGAATGAGATGCAGGCTATTGGACAATCTATTGCTGATCAAGGGGTTAGATACTCTAATGTAGAAGAGAGTGGGAGTATAACCCTAGCAGAGCTTCCGGGATATAGTATTAATTATTTTCTAGATCAGCAGGTATTGATTGATAGCATTGTGTTAAGCTATGGATCTGTAGGAGCAACAACAGCATACTCTTTTAAACAACACGCTCAAAAATTTGGATCATATCAACAAACCATCTCTAATATGATCAGAACGAATACTCGCGAGAGAAACAGTATTTTATCACGCTTGAGGAAGCAAAGAAACGATAGACGTATGGGGATAGCTAAGATAGCGAACACAATAGACCTACTGAGACATCCTGAACAGGAAGCTAGTCCCGGTTTTTGTTTGATGGGTATATATAATCATCCCATACAGAAGGATCTCAGCACCAAGACCCCTGCCTCAAAGTCTACCTCTTCCTCAGCCCCCTCTACCGCCACCTCAAAATCTTCTACTCCAGAGGAGATTTGCAAGCAAAGGTGTAAAGAGTCCGATGATCCAACTGATCCGGCAACAGAGGGATCAAAGGTCAGAAATAGTCATGGTTGCTATATATTCGACGCTAATGATTGGTCATCTTTCTCGTATGGGGAAGACACTAATGATATACAGAATTATGCGGCACTATCTTTGGATGCTTTATTCGCTCCTGTGTCAATACTCGGCAGAGGAGATAGGCTACCAAGATATACTACGGGGCTTAGCTCTAAGATACTTTGTAAATCCAGACCACCTATGCCGCCAACAGATCAACATCCTTGTCCTGGCATTTATCAAAAATATTTAAATCCTATCTTAAACATAGCACAACTGGAAGCGTGGGATGATAGAAAGAACGACACTGATATTGGCGTATCTATTAGTCGTATTTCTTTTGGCACAGACCTTACTCTGATATTCAGTGCTTTGGATGGTCGATATGATGAAGCTACTGATTTTGGATTTTTTGCCCTGAAAGGACCACTAGTATTACAATCTTGGGGGTATGATACTCAGGGTAAACCCATACCTAATGAGGTGGATGTGGAAACAGATGTGTGTGCAGGCAAGTTTGCTCAAACTAGATTAACAAATAAATTTATGAAAAACTGGTTGGGCAATCCGAGAACGTGGCCCGTGGCTCCGATAGACTTGAGATATGATAGAGATCGGGGCGTTTGGGTTAGTCCACCCCCAGATAGAATTGTAGTAGCAAGATTATCTGAAACTCTATCCCCAAATAAGTCAGCAAAGGCACAATTATTAAACCCAGACATTACTACTACTGGTAGTGGGTCGACAACAGATTTTTTAAATGATTATGTTGTGGACGGCAACGCTGGGGAGAATCTTGTGCCAGATATGAAAAAGGGGTCCACAAACAGTATTATCACAATTGATGATTATCTGGGTGTGGAAACCAAATCTGGAACAATAGTGTATGCTATGCGTAACGACCAAAGGTATATTATATTAGGAAGTAGTCAAGCGGGTCTAAATTTTATCGCACCCCCCTCTAGTAAACAGTCTCTCTCTACGGAGACGGGCCCCAACAAGGGTAACTATGTTATAACACAGTTAGGAGATCAGCAGTGTGATGAGTGTAAGCCGAAAGAGGAAGAATTTTGTCCCACAGATGCTTGTGGCATTAGTGATTGTGTAAAAGATATTTATGGTCGTACTTTGAAGCCTGTGATATCAAAAGCGGGGGAAACAGCATTAGAACCACCATTTAAGGATGCTGATGTAACAATTCCTTGGGGTGGAACCAGTGCGACCGAGGGGCCTTTTGGTAGAAGCTCTAAATTACCCGCATATAGTAGTTTTGCTTCTGGGGTATTGGGTATAGATAGTGAAGGGTGTTTGAAAATATATCCATTAACTAGTTGTGGTATTGTTGCTCCGCCAGTTACCACCACTATCGATACCAACCCTCCCGGTGGTAGTCCTGGGGCTGGGGGTACAGCAACTGTCTCTACTCCCCCTAATGACCCTGAACCTGCTGCTACCCCTGAACCTCCTACTAGTGGTGGCGGTGCAACCACTGCTACCACGGGCAGTCCCTCTGACGGTATTACTGTTAATACAAATGGTACATTTATAATAACGTTCGACGGCGATTCACAGGAGGTATAATGGGTTTTTAAAGAGAGTTGTATACATTAGTTGTTTTTCTAGATCTTTTAATAGCTATTTTTATTAATAGTCTAGCAATTTTCTCTACAAATACTAATTTTCTACTAGAGCATTCATCCTTTAACCATGAGCAGATACTATCCGCTTTATTTTCACACTCATCACATCCCCATTCGTTCATTAGGGCTATTTTTTTATGACACTCACAATATTCTGGAGATGTTATGCCCAAGTTATAAAGAATGAGTTCTAATTGTGATCCGGGACCAAGTGACCCTAATGGTTTAGAATAAACACCCCCAAGGTCTTCTCTAACAATATCTGGTAGTGTGTCTAAATATTCATGAATCATATCTCTTAATTTATTTTTATGGGCCATTAATTCATCAGACACAGCAGGACTCATGCTCATTTTATCCAAATGAATAAAGTGATTTCCTATAGTTTTTGATTTTGCTTTTATAAATTGTTCTTTTAAATGTTCTGGTATCCAAGAGGGTAAAGAGGAGGTATCCTTGTGTTTTGTTTGTGGAATAGAGGTAGCATAGTCTACAGACTTTCTATGAATAATTAAACTAGCCCATAAACAATTTGGATAAGCTTCTAATAGAATAAAATCCCCGGGATAATCATCCACACTCCATCTTCTAATAGGAATCATATCCTCTTCTAAAAATACGTTTGTTCTAGTTGTACTAAAAAACTTTTGACTCATATGAATAGGGGTACTAAATCCTAAATCAGGAATTATCACATTATCACAATCACAGTCTAATTTCATATCTATTTGTGTTCTACCTATTGTAGTATGATAATTATCTAGTAGTGTTTTATTTATAGCTTTACACCATAGGTTAATAACATCTGGTCTGTTGTGTGTGGCAGTAAAGAGGCTTATCATGGTTCAACTCCAGGAAGGATGTTTAGCGTAAATGTTGGATGATTAATAGTATCACAGGCATTATTAATAGTTACGAGATATGTATCTTGCGCGTTATAGTCTAGTATTGTACCCGTTATTAGTCGCAGTTTATTATCATCTATCTCAAAGGAGGCTGCGTCAGCTCCACTGAGGCTATATGTGCAACTGAGAGAGGTACCAGAATTGCAAGGGCGCCCAGAGGCATAACAAGAGATCGTTCCGTCTATACCACCATAATTCATGCTAGAGCCAGAAAAAGCAGCATTTCCCACGATATTAAAGTGCCCATTGTTATCAGCAGAGCTGATTGTGGATAGTTCTATGGGTTGTGGGGTAATTCTGGTCATGAGTACTACTCCGGAGGGGCGTATGTTATGGTTAGAATTGTCTCAAATGTTTCGCTGGTGGCTGTATTGGTTGTGGTAACAGTCAAGGACGTAGGAATATCCTGGATCAAAGAAGTCTCTATTGCCAAAAACCAGTATTGTTTCCGAGATAGATAATCGCCATCTATCTCGTAATGAATACTATTAATAGAATACGTATATCCACCGGGGACCATTGGTGTGGTCACAAGAACGGCCACGGTCAGATTATCTGCTGTTCGATCATTGACAATGCTCGTGGATGCACTAATATAGGCTATTGTATTCCCAGTGACAGTGTTGCTTGGATCTACCTGAAAACTAGTGGAGGGGTGTGTTTCAGGATCTGGCACTTCTGCAGGGGGGGTGAATGTGATATTTAGGGTTGTGTTAAAAGATTCTCCTGTGGTGTTGTGGGTTGTGGTAATAATTACCTCAGAAGGAATGTCCCAGATGTAGCTTGCGTAGAAATACCAATCGTCATACCGAGTTAGTCGTTTATTATCATCGACGAAGTAATGCCAGTTTCCTTCTGTCTCATCGTTGGCCGGGTTAGAATAAGCGTAGTCATTAGATACTACTCCATTGACGGTCGTCTCAAGGAGCGCTACTCTCCGACACTTACTTGAATTGGCTTGTATATAGCTGGTGAATGCTTGATTATGTGATATCGTATTACCGCTGATGGTTATGGGGGAGGGGTTTAGAGGGCTAAAAGTACAAGGGTTATTCTGCGTCGTTGGCTTTGGATAGGTTACAACTAGTATGGTATCATATAGCGTGGCACTACTGGGGTCTATGGATATGGTAATATCTACTACTCCCTCCTCCCCCTTATTTTCACTGGTATCATTAAAAATAACGTTTCCACGAATAAGAGCATTAGCATCATTATAGCTAGAGTTATTAAAGGTGATATGATCTTTATTAGTGTTTGTGGTAGTTATATAGCCTAGATTAGCTGAGCCACCATTAAATGTTATACTTATAAAAGTATTAGCCGTGGTTCTAGTCACATTATTTATACTAGTATTATTAAAAATTAAAGTACCAGCGATATCTTCGCTTTTATTAGTAGATGTATTATTAAATGTTGTTATATTACTAGATTTTGGATGGATCTTAGCTCCATTAATAGAACTATTATTAAAATTGACAGTAGTATATTCAATGGTTCTTTTTAGACTCAGATCTTCTTGGTCCATAGTAACACTAGTATGATTTATACTCATGGTTTTATTATTTGTTGTACACAAAATATTAGAATCTGTCACAGTTGTGTGGCAGTACAAATCGGTGTTGTTTGCTACTTCTATAATACAGTTTTTTATGGTGATTTGTGCATCACTCAGATTACCACTATCTCCTGTTGTGAAAGTATCAGCTATTTTGATGGTGAGGGTGTGGGTGGGCTCAAGAGATGTGATAACTATACCCAGTGTGGAATGATCTTTCATGATTAGGCTACCACCAATATTAATAGCATCCCCATCATTAAGAGCTTCATAGCCACAGCTAGAGTTATTGTATAGAGTAAGATCTTCTCCCACATCTCCAAAATTTACAGAATCATCATAAAACTCGGAATATCCTAGAATATTTCCCGTGGGTCCATTTCTAGTAGTACTAAATGCCACGTTTGTCCGGGCTAGTGCTGTGTTCCATACTCCATAAAATTTTACTGAGTTGGTGGATTTGTCAACATACGGATCAATAGAATTGTCTATTTCTCCCAGGTTTAGGGATTTTTCAGAAAAAGTAGCGGTACCAACAACTTTTCCGGTGGCTGCATTTTTACTCTCACCGAGAAAAAATGATCTTGGATATCCTTCGCCTGCTACTAGAGTATTCATGAGTATTCCAGCGTTTTTGCCAAAATCTTTACAAATGGTACCCTTGTTTGTTGAGGCATCAAAAAACATTGCGGGAGTATAGTACACAAATGCTCCATCGTCATTAATACTGGTATCATAAAAATTCACAAATCTTTTTATAGATTCGGCTACATTAGTTTGTCCAGTAATAGTACAAAATCTATAGTATATTTTCCCCTTATTAATAGAGCTATTCTTGAACTTTATTAGTGTAAAATCATTAGTTTTTGTAGCATGACCAATCACGCCATTCGTACTAACTTCGCTATTATTTCTGAATATAATCTGGCCCGTGCCTAGTAGTTGGCCAACAAGTAGTTCTGTGTTTTCGTTAAAAAGAGAGAATTCTGTGGTTGTGATTATACCATTTATTGAGACTTTGGTATTAGGGGTAGGATTGATAACATCCATACTTAACACCTTTGTGTCAGCTGGGATTGCTGTTACAGTCTTTTGAATAACAACCCTATCTAGTTTAGAGGGTAGTGAGAGTGGTATCTGTCCTCCTGATATCCATGTGCTTCTCATGTATGTTGGAATATCGGGATCTAAGCCTCCAAGCAAGATGCCTTCGTCTCCGCTATTTACTCTCCAGTTTGCTAAGGTTGCCCATAACCCAGTTTCGACAAAATAATAATAAGATTCAGGGGCATCTGGAACACAACACAGTGTGGTTCCTACGGTACCGGATTTATTTTCTGTTTTTCTAAGGGTTTTTCTAACCTTGATACCATATTCAGTCGCTCCGCCCCACTTTCCTTGATTGGTTCCTACTCCTTCTGTGCGAGGCCAAAACTTAGTGCCGTTATTGTTGTTGTACAGCTCCGAAACAGCAGCTTGTCTACTATCACAGTCTGCTATCTCATACACACCAGGGTCTTTCTGGGTGTCATTTTCGCATACAATGTTGTCTTTGAGTTTGTCCTCGTGGTCATCTGGACACTCTATAGGAGGATCTTTGGCCGCAATTTCAGTGGGGCTTAAAAAGGTTGAGACAGTACGATAGTCTCCAAGAGTGGGACACCCAGTATCATCAGAAGGTATTCTAGCAAAATTCATACTACAACTACTATCAGCATCTACTGTTGTACCACAAGTGCTTTTTTGTACCACCAATACCCACCCACATTCGTGTAGATCGATATCAATATTAAATATTTTTTTAGGAGTAATAGGCCCTGTTCCAGTTATAACACCGTCTAGTTTGAAAGTGGTTCCTATCTTAGCAAAAGGTCCATCTGTACCATTTCCCTTGAGACAAAAAAGATACAACTGCTTACGAGTGGTTTCATAGTCTCCTGATGGAGCCACATATGCTACATATAAATTATTGTCAGGAAGAGTGGTATAACTATTATTAGCCCAATTTGATTGGGGAGTGACGTTGTTGGTTGTAGGGTGTTTTTGGTATGTTTTATATTTTTTGTTACCATTCTCTTCTACTTCTTCTGCATAGTTTCCTACTGTACCAAGAAAATAGCTGGAAAATAAATTGCCATACTGGTCTGTACCATTATACCACTCAGCTGTTGTATGACTAACAACGATGCGAATCTCAGCACAATACGGGGGGTCTGGAGCATAGGCAGTCTTGTCCAACATTTGGTATATTGGAGGCCCAATAAAAGGGGGGAAACTACCAAACTCAACATCTACGAGAATACATCTTTCACAGGTCTCACTACAAAAACAACAACAACAACCGGATTCTGAGCCTATAACCTTGGTGTCTCTGGTAAGAACTTTGCCATCTAGTAGGGTTAATACTATTTTAGCCATTTATGCCACCCTTTGGTTGGCAAATGGTTTCCGTTGTCATCCTTGCGTTTGGGAAAAAGAGTGGCTCCCTTTTTGTGCTGGCCAAACGCTAATATTGCTCCACAATCACTACAACGCAGTTCATAGTAATCATTACCTTCTACGTTTCGCACTATAAACTTTATATTAGAGCCCGAACATAGTCCACATTTTTCTTCTCCAAATATCTCTTGTATAAGAGCTAATTCCTTAAATATCTCTTTTTGACCAGCTCCTTCGACCTCAAATTCTAGCTTATCGCTAGCTCTGTATTTGGCTTTCATAGAATGTTCCTATCATTTCCAGTTGGTTTCGTATCCCTTAATATCATCTGAGATAGTCGAAGTATCTTGCTGGTACGAAGAGACCAGTTTAATGATTTGTACAGCACTATCATGATCTATATTATACACATTTTCATCAGAGTGTCCCAACTTTTTAAGCAACTGTTTGGTGTTGATATTGAGCCTTTGTGTTAAAATATCCAGAAAATTTAGTTGATTAGTGCTAATCTTAGATACTGTGCTACCATCGGGACTGTCTTCTATATCTTTTGCTATTTCTTCTGCTGCTACTACCTTTCGTAGCTTAAGAGCTCGTCTTAATGCTCTGCCTTCTGCCCTGGTTTCTGCCACAGCCACGGGGTGATTTCTGTAAACCTTGTCACAGTTACCCCAGTAAACGTCAGCAGCGCCGCTCACTGTTCTATATTTAGAACCAGAGGCTTCCGACACATCATTCATAACATAGGTCAGAGAATGCGTTACAGTGGCCCTTTTCTCGTTTTCTGGACTTGGAGATTGAACCACCACTGTTTCAGCATCAATAACCACACAATTTAGGGCTATCTCGAATATTCTACGTAATCCATCTGTGGTGGGATTACCTGCTATTTTTTCATCATCGGATAATAGGTTTAAAACATGGTCTGTCCAAGCCAAATCATTTGGACATACGACTACTTTTGGACCCTCTGTGGACTGCTCATTAACCTCTGGTACTACTTGAGCTGGTACTGTAGAACTATTCATAATTATCTTTTTATGGCGACCCACTATTAATCTCCTATTTCTATTAATTTATTAGTAATGTTTTTTAAATTATTCTTAATCTCTTTTAAATGAACCAAAAGCTGATCACACACCAAAGCTGCTCTGGTGGGAGAATAGTCTTTAAATTGTTTGACCCTTATTAATAAGCAGCCCTTGCCTAATAGCAAGCCTGTTTTTTTATTGTCATATTTTATATTTCTTTGTAGAGCCTCTTCTCCCCAAACTGGTAAAAAATGTGATGGTCCATCTATTTCTATGGCTGTGTTTAATTTGGGTAAAAAGATATCGATCTGTAGCTTTGTGTTGAGCAGGGTTTGTTCTTGATGAAAAGTGGCTTCATATCCCTCTTGTATGAGTTTGTTAAAAATAAATTTTTCTAGCTTTGAGCCTGTTTTACTACTACTTCTAACAGCTTTATTAGCCATATTTATTAGATTGGATTTTTGATCTTCTGATAATGATTCCCATTGTGCCTTAGCTTGGTTTTGTCTACGCTCTAGTTCTTCTGGGCTCATATCTTCCCAATTTTTTAATACAGCTTGACCGATCTTATTTTTAGTATCTTCAGATCTTACTGTGCCTTTGGTTGGGTGTTTATGAACCCCTGTGCTTAAAGCATTCTTTTGTGCTTCGCTTTTGGTCCTAATCAGAATCTGAAACTTTTGAGCATCTCTTCTAATCCTATTAGTATAGGTGTTCATAAGAACCGCAATTTGCTGAAAAGACTTTTTTTCCACACAATATTGTTGTTCTATCATCTGCTTCTTTTTAGAGTCTGGCATAGTGCTATAATCCATTAGTTTTATCCTTATTTGATTTTTGTGAGATGATTAATTTTAGTAATTTTATATGGCGAATAATCGAATGTGTCTTTTTCGTCCTCAAAAATATAATAATGGTTATGAGAGTATGTGTTTAATAGCCATAAATCCTTATCATTGGAGATAACAACATTGTTCGTTGTGCATCCTAGGTACATAGTATGAAATATTGGTATGTATATATTACTAGTCAACATAGAAGTATCCGAATATAATGCGTATGTATAGGGACTAGCTGTGTCCTCTAGCTTAATCAACACATTCAATAAGCTGTTAAACCTATGATCATTAAAGATATCGTTGGTAATGACTGGATAAAACAGGGATATATTAATGGGGGTTTTTTTTGATAAATTTGGAGATTCCATTTTTTTGTCTCATATGATTAAAGTAATAAAAACTATTATTAGGAGCATTGATCGTGGATATTATACAATTATTTTCTATCAAGATATTTAAAATTTCAAAATACAACAGATTATGCCTATGACACCGATTGTTTTGTAGTATGGACTGTTTTTCCGTGCTGGATAATACAAACATATTTGTAAATTTATGATCCAACCCCAGAAACATGTGTTCTAGTCCTCTCTCACTTGTTATACAGCCAACGTCTAGGTGAGACAACCCCGAATCTTTTGTGCATACCACACTAGGACCCACCTTCTGAATACTCTTTAATAATTTAGTGTTACACAAACACCCATAATCCATAAAGACCAAATAATCATACTTAGCTTCTGCACAACCCGTAAAGATGGGGTTGGTTCTGTCTTCTGTAGAAACTATCTTAATCTGGTTTCCAAATGCCTTGTGTATTTTTAGCTTATCAAAATCACAAACGAGTATGATCTCGTATTTATTTTTTAAATATTTTTGAGCAGATATTATTAGGTCTATCTGGTGTTGTAGTAGTTTGCTACCATTAAATTCCATCAAGCTTTTTGATCCCCTATACTTCATGCCTCTGTCTGGGTAGCAGGCTATGATAACATATGAGATATCATTCATTTTTCACACATAGTAAATAGTATTGAAAACCATTTATAAATTTGGCTTGAGATATACTTGCTTTATTTGTATCCAATATCATAGACTTGATTTGACCAAGAGCAAAAATGGTCTTTTTACCCACAGCAAAAACCATTGCTCTAAAAGTTAAAACATCTATTTGCTTAGACAATAGAGAAGCACAAAGATGGTATGGTTCAGTAGACTGAATGTGCAAAGAGCCGCCCCCCTTTAGTTTGTCCATAATAGTATTAATGAGTACCAAGCATTCTTTTTCTCCATTGGAATAATCTAGAAGATCTTGTATAAAAATTTCCTCTACGCTATTATTTTTGAGTTTATTTAATTTTTGAATATCATAATAGACGAATGGATCTATGGGTGCGTCTGGCTCTGTATGATACAAAAAGAGCTTGTGATACAAGGTCTTTGTTTTAGGTGGTCCTAGCGTTTTCATACTGTAGTTCCTCTTTTTCTGTAATTCGTGAGTTTGTTTGAGATAGCTGAACAACTAGGTCTTTCCACTCTTCCCCATTTTTGTGGTCTTGTGGATTATAGCCCAGAACAATATCCTGTATTTTATTCCAAGACAGATATACTCTGTTAGATATTGCAACTTGGTAAACTGGTCCAATACTAAAATCATTATTATGATCGTTATTCAGCATTGAGGGTGCTGGGTAGTGGTCTATCACTAATAGTGGACAAGATAAAAATCTAGAGAGTGCCACGCTTTTGTCTAGGTGTGTTATTCTATTATTACAGATAATTAATGAAATATTATTAAAACCAAAGTATGTACTATGTAAATCTATCATAGTGGCATCACACGCCCTTTTTATAAATGCTTTAAAGTCTGGATCTTCACACGGCGTCCAGACTATTTGTGGATAGTATGGGTGATTTAATCGCTTATTTATTAGTGATGCTATCATAGGGTGGCCAATAGGTTAGAAACTGTTTCTAAAGAGAAGTTCTTTATTCTATTATTTTGAGATATTATACGTTCTTTTTTCTCCGACTCTGATTCTTCCATACATCCAATCATTTGTTTCATTAAACTATTCACTGTGGGCTTATTCCATTGTTGATACATAGAATTGTATAAAAAATGACTATGATTATCCACACATCCTACTGGTTCAGAATGTACATACCTACCACATGTAGCGTCAATAATTTCCGAACCACCCGTGTTATTCGTAGCGATAATATTGTTGTTAAATGCCATAGCTTCTAGGGTGGAATAACCAAAACTCTCTCCTGATGAGGCATTAATAAAACAATCACCATTATTATGTATATGTAAAATATTCTTATAACTAGTTTCTCCAATCATTACTTTGGGTTTATTTACCCCAAGATTTTTAACAGACTCGTATAGATTATGTAGATCATACTCTAGGGTCTGTTGAAGAGATTCTTCTGGTTGACCATATTCTTTTGTTTTGATGATTAGTTCTACTTGGTCGTGTGTGGTAAACAAGCTCAAGAAGGCTGTTATAACCATATCCAAATTCTTTCGAGAGATATAACTCCCTATTGTATAAAACTTATATTGTGATTTTTTTTTAACGGGTGGGTTAGATTCCCTAAAGGTTTTTACCATCTCTAGATCTATGGGTTCAGGAACCACTCGTATTGGAGCAGTACAAACCCCAGAGGTACGAACGCTATGTGCTACATACTGAGAGCCTACTATTATCTCATCCATCAAATTAATATATTGGGTTAGATTATGGTAATAATTGTGTGATTCTAGGTGTAGGATACCAATATTTTTAGCAAATCTATAGTCATAAGAATACTGGTGAGGGTATGTGTGTTGAATAACCTTGTCATAGCTAGTGCTGAGATTAGATTCTCTGTGTAAAATATCTGGATCTATATCTACCTCTGGATATGCCCTATAGATATTATAGATGGGACACACAGATACATTGTGGCCAGCAACTATCAGAGCCTTGATATATTGTCTAGAGGCATTGCCCATACCACTAAACTCTCTATAAGGGCCAATATATAAAATATTATCCATATATATTATTTGTTATCACAAACCAGATATGATTCTGATAGGGGTATTGCTCCGGATCGTAACTGCTCACATATCATTTTATTATTCAGAGATACTTCTAGTGTTTTTACAATCTGTTGGATTGCTACCTCATTTATGTGGCCACCAACATTGCTAAATTTTTCATCAACAGATCTAATTAAGGATTGTATAAAATAAGTTTTTAATAGTAGTGGCTCTTTCATTAGCTCTTGAACGATATACGTAATAAATTGTCTTGCTGTTAAATTATCCGGAACTTTCGTTTCGTGCTGTGTTACCATAGGCTGATCCCATATGTTTTTTGGTTCTAGGGTATCAAAGATTCTCATCCACTCGTTCGCTGTCTTGTCCCACCCATAATGATCTATGAGCAATGCTCTGGTGCGTTTAGACTTTTCCTTTTTCTGCGATAATGATAAATTCATCCATGATATAATTTCATTAATTAGGCAATCGTCGTCTGGAACAGCCCTATCAGAACCTGTTTCTAGTTCTTTAGATAGGGTATGAGATATCTTTGCTCCTTCAACCTTGGTGGTTATTTCTTCCATACCACTATAATTAACAGCCATAATGGGTATGCCACAAGACGCAGCTTCTAGTTGTGGTATACCAAGACCTTCACAGATTGCATACTGTATATAAACATCAAATAGGTTATATATCTCTACCAATTTCTCATTAGATAAACCTTTTACCACACCGGGAAAACAAGCTGTTTTACTAGTATCGTTTGGACACGGAATTAATGCGCCTTTATAGGGGGAGACAAAGACCGTGCCGTTATCAGGAACATAGTATGTAAATAACACATTATTGTACACGCCGTACTCTTGTAATAGTTCTGGTATATTCCAGCCACCGTTTTCCGGATATGAAGTATGTAGGTGTAGATAAATTTTTCTATTATTCGTTTTTTCTATTAATTTGCTGAGCATAGAGAATAAGGCTGGAATTAGTTTTCTTTTTTGGTTTCTCATCACAGAACCAAGGACTATAGAGTCTGTGGGAATGCCGTATTTTGCCTTGTGGTATGCTTTCGTGTGTGTTATCGGACAGAATTGTTTGGTGTCCACAGAGTCCGATACTACTCCTAATAGGTTGATTGGCCTATTCAAAGACTTGATATAGTCATATGCCCAGTCTGTGTGTGTCAATAACACATCTGCATTTTCAAAGGTATGTAGCCATTCTTGTCTTTGTGGTATGGAATCTATGGTGGGAGCAATAATCCAATGAAAATATTTTCTTAATGGGGAGAGCTCTTGATATGCGAACATCCAATAATCTCTGATATCGCAAACAATGTCTGGCTTAAAGTGTAGAACAACTCTTTCAAATCTCCATTGGCCAAATTGATTGATGGGGTTCTCATTATATACCTTTTTTCCCTCTTCTGATTCGTCGGCATCAGGAGCGTTAGGATAAACTTTCCAAGGAACTGGGTGAGAGGAGATTACGCCAGAATTAGAATAGCAGGATAATTCTGCAATTTCGTATTTGTTACTATCGTATAGTCTTTGTAGTATTTCTATGGTGTATCTACCAAAACCCGAACTGAGGTTATGGGACTCCGCTATCATTAGGATTCTTTTTTTGCGATCACTCATAACGCTCCATGTCCTGTAGTAGAAAATGGTGGGGGCGTAAATCCGCCCCCACCCGATCATAATATGACTAATCCTAGAAGGCTACAGCTTCTTCGCTTACGTCTTCTGCTACCTTCTTCTTGTTTGTTCTGGTGATCTTAGCAAAATTATTCACCCGAACCTTAAGAGTAGAGTGCTTAACCCCATCCTTTTCCCAGCTATCGTTTCTGAGACTTCCTTCTATGATTACGAGATCCCCCTTGCGAAAAGACGCAGAGATAGCTTCTGCTCCACTATCCCATGCTTCACACTGAATATAAGAAACGATCTTATCTTGGTTCCCATTCGCTCTCGTAAATTCCTTGGATACAGCAACCGTAAAAGACACCACAGATGTTTGCTTTTCTCCTGTCGTGACACTTCTCAGCTCTGGATCTCTGGTCAAATTTCCCTTCAACAACATAATATTCATTCAAAACTCTCCTTAAGAGGTAACAAAAATATCAAACGCTAGTATATTATCGGACCTGGCGGTATTTTGTCAAGTCTACACGATAAAACATTTTTTTATAATAGGGCTATTGTTTTTCCCAGACTTTTGACCACTAAACATAAGCACCCTTCCTTGTTGTAGCAGATGCTTATTATTATCATAGTCTTCGGAAAACATCACCGGGGAGTCCACACTACCATAAGCATCAGACAAGGTTAAAAAACACATCTCTTTACCGGGGGTTTTACCTCTTTTGGTCACAATAATATTCATCATAGCTATTTCAGCTATAAGAAAGAAGGTTTTATTATTAGGCAGAGTTTTGATATCTTTGCAGTTGGTATTAGCATAAGAAGAGTCATACTGGTCTGTTTTATAACAAGAAATGGCTACAGATAATAGTTCTCTCTCGTTGTCGGATATCCACTCGGGGTTATCTTCTAAAGAATATGGGGGATGAGTGATCTGTTCTATACTACCCATAATTTTAGGTTGACGAGTTTTGATAATCTTCTCTGTAGATAAGAGAGTCCTTAGAATATCTGCGATTTTAGTGATCTTACGATCTTCTTCTATAATAATTATACATTTATCTATTTCTCTAGTAGTGAGTATGGATACTATATTAAATTCAAATAAAAGTTTATTTCTAGATATTTTAAAGTGATCTAATGCCCCAGATAAGATCAGAGCTTTAGCTGCACTAGAATTGATCTTTAGTAATACGCTTAGTAAAAATTTAGGCCAAGAGATAGTATTAAGTGGTATTTGATCCACCATCTCTATGAGCTTTGTGTACAGAGATTGTCCCAACCCCTTAATATTGGTTAAACCAAAATATATTTTATCATCCTGAATAATAAAGTCGCTATTTTTCATCAGTATGGACGGCCCAACAATATCTATATTCATATCCTTAGCATTGTTGATTAACTGTAACATTTCTTCTTGGGGGTCTATCTTATCTTTAGCGAACTTTAAATAAGACAAAAAGAATATCTTAGGAAAGTGTGTTTTAGCATGAGCCGATAGATAGCCGTTTATAGCATAGCTCACAGCATGAGATTTATTAAATGAATATCTCTGAGACTTTTCAATCCAACCAAATATTTGTTCTGCCTCATCTTTAGATACAGTCTTTTTGTTATCACAACCGTCTATAAACTTGGACTTGATCTTTGCCATCTCTTCTGGTCTTTTTTTACCGATAGCTTTTCTGAGCATATCTGCTTCTTGAAGATTAAATCCCGCTATATCTTTAGCTATTTCCATAGCTTGTTCTTGATATACCATTTCTCCATAGGTATTTTGTAAGATTGGCTCTAGGGCTTCATGAAAATAATCGACACTTTCTAGACCATTCTTTTTATCAATATAATGATTACTAACGGTTTTATCGTCTCTGACTGCCTCAAGGCAATTGTGTACAACTATTCCACCGGCAATAAAATTATTGTGAGGAGATGTCATAGATATATCATAGACATCTTTAATACCCACAGAAATTTTGTCAACTACTTTGCACCATTTACCATCTATAGTTTTTGGAAGTTTATATTTTAGTCTATATTTATTCACCTTTGCTATAGAAATAGCGCCTTCTGTAAATTCACGATGATGGTTAGGGCACATGTAACATAAATTATTTGGATCATTATTGGTAAATCTATTACCCGTAATATGATTCACATCCAAGGATCCGCCACTCCAATCGCAAAAAATACATTTTTGTTGATATGTCTTATAACATCTTTGTCTGAAGCTTTTTGTTCCCAATCCTATTTTTTTACCTTTTCTATTATTAACTAATATTCTGTCTCCAATATTAATATCTTTTAACTCTTTCCATCCTGTTAAGGTTAATAGCTGATGGTCTGCTGTGCATTCAAGCTTATAGTCTTTTTTGCCATCATCGCTTTTACGTCTTTCGTTACTTTGAATTATAACTTTAAAGCATTCTTTATCCCCACTATAAAATGCATTAATTACTTTATTGGAAATAAATTTACCAGAGGTTTCATCATACGACAGTATTCGTGGGAACTTTTGCGGATTATTTACGATATCTCTTATTTTAGCCTTTTGAAATCTGGTGTTGCCGTCTATATGTTTATATTTATTGATAAATATTTTTGTATCACCAGAAATACATCCCGGTCTCATGATACTAATCAAAGCCGCTAATTCTTCTATATTAGACGGTTTTAGTTTTTTAGACATAGACTGCCCCAGCCTACTCTCTAGCTGAAAACACCCCTTGGTATTACCCTCTGCTATGAGTTCCCAGGTTTTGGAACAATCAAACCTAATATCATCAACTCTATACTCAACACTCATTAGCCCTTTGAGTTTTTTAGTAGGGAAACTACAACCACAGATAAAATCAATTGCCATTTATAAAAGAATCTTTGAAAGAGATCTTTTCTCCTAGTTTTCTATGTAGCCTTAAAAAGCGAATCAGTATATTTGCACAATCCTTAACGTCTTTTAGTGCGTCGTGTGCCCCATCTTTAGAGATCCCTAGATATTCCCGAATGTTATCTAGTGTATAGCTTTTGAGATTAATATTCTCGAACCAATAAAAAACTAGATTCATAATATCTAACACATCTCTGGGATAGAACATGGAAGAAGTTTGTTCAGACGAGTGTACCAACTTATATTTCAGGCTTAGTCTATTGACTATTCTTAGATCAAACCGATTTATATTGTATCCAGCCGCAATAGGAGCACTAAACAGGCTTTTCTTAGACCTATTACCGCAATGGTACTTTTCTAAGTACATAGCAAAAGCCCTCCAAGACATTTCTTGAGAGGGATATTGTTGCCACTGCTTATAGATATCATCTTGAGAACATCCTCTTACCTTGGCATGAAAAGCCAGGATATCTGTCTCATAATGGTATTTATCATCTTTCTCCATTACTTCTGGCTTACAGAAGACATTAAATTCTGACCCCGGAATTATTTCTAATTTTATAGGATCTATCATTAATGCGGCTATCTGAACAGGACTACATTGCTGTGGGTCAGATCCGTCTGTCTCAAAATCAAAGACACATATTTTTTTGGTTAGCATTTAAATATTATCCCTGATTCACTTTCTCTACCTCGTCCATAGGTTGTCTAACTTCTTGCCCACCGCTGTTGGCAGAGCAATTATACTTGACCTTACAACAATTTAGCTTTACTTCTTGTACCTTAACATACTGGTTATTATTATAGAGAAAGCTATCTCCTACCGCTAATTCATGAAATTTCATTTGAGACTCCTTGTTTTAAATACTCAGAAATAAACATCATCTTATCTAACATTGCAACACCCAAAATATCAAACTTAACGATTCCAATAGATTCTAAATCTTCCATCTCCATACCCGCAATTCTACTCTTTGTTTTTGTATCATAAACCATAGGACATAGGCTAGACAGTTCCGAATCCGCTATTACCACTCCTGCTGCGTGTTTGGACTGATGTACCTTTGTGCCCTCTAATCTAATAGCTTGTTCAAACCTTTTGGCAAGTGGCCCTTCTAACTGTTGGTTTTCTCCTATATAACACCATTCTTTTAGTCGTTCTCCTTGATTCTCTAAGGCCCATCTAATAATAGATGCTTCTCCTGTCTCGTCTTTCATATCTTGTAAATCGTCGGCAATTTTCGCTTCGTCTGGAATATTTTTAGTTATATTATTCATCTCTTCAAAAGACACGTTACCATACACCCTTAGCACATCTTTTATGGCCCCTCTACCCTTTATGGTATTAAATGTCACCATCTGACAGACTTGTGCAGAACCATACGTATCCTTGATATATTGAATAATATGCTCTCTTTTATCCACAGGAACATCCACATCAATATCAGGCATGGATACTCGATCAGCCGTATTTCTTCCAGAATTATAAAATCTATCAAACATCAGAGAATATTTAATTGGATCAATTCCGGTAATACCTATTAGATAGGATACTAAACAACCAGCAGCAGAGCCTCTGCCGGGCCCAGGCAACCAATTATTACCTCTAATGTGCTCAACAATGTCTTGTACTATTAAAAAATAGCTGGATAAGCCCGCCCCTTGTAAAATATCTAGTTCATACTTAATTCTATCAAGATAGACACCCTGATGCTCTTTGCTAATATTATCAGATATTTTAGCTTTCCAACCATCTCTACATAGTTGTCTTAGGTGTTCATCTGGCGTGGTATCGCACTTAAAAGGAGGCAATCTTGGCCTACTATGGATATCGTAGTCTTCACATAAAGATTCTACTAGGTTGGTATTATCTATCTCTTCTTCTGTATGTATCTCTCTCATTTCTTCCTGAGACAAGATATGAAAATTGTCTGAAGTAAAAAAGCACGATAGTGGCACATCTTCATTGTTGCTAATTTTACGACTGATTTCAGGCATTGTTGTTTTAAGATTATTACACAATAATATTCTTTGGTCTATGGCATCTTCTTTTTTTGCATAGTGGGCGTCTGGGGTACAAACCACCTTTGTTCGTGTGAGCTTACCAAGCTCTCTTACAGCGTCTGTGATTAATATTTGTGATGGATTATTGTTAGCATCCATAAGTTGTGCTTCCAAGAATAGATTTTCTGCACCAAACATATCTTTAAGAGTTCCTATTAATTGAACTCCCTTGTTTTTCCAATCTGGGTCCATCTGATCTCCTACCATAATCTTATCAGATAGTAGAGAACCCATGTGTCCACACATCCCGATCAAATCCCCGTCACAGAATGGTGCTAGGCTCTCTAAATTGAGTCTAGGCTTGTGATAAAAAAAGTCTGGCCTATTAGACTCAGAAACTAAACTGATCAGCTTATTCCAACCACGCAGGTTTTTAGCCAGTATCAAGAAGTGTGTTAAGGCTCTGTTTGTTTTATCCTGAATATCCGCAGCTTGATCACACAGATATATCTCGCACCCCAGAATGGGTTTGATGTTAGACTTTTTCATCTGGTTATAAAACTTAACAGCACCCGCTATTGTTCCATGATCTGTTATGGCACAAGCAGAAGCCCCTATTTCCAAGCATCTTTCCACCATTTGAGACGGCTTAGATAGTCCGTCCAATAAGGAGTACATAGAATGGCAATGTAAGGGCGTATAATTTTTCATGTTTTAGACACTTCCTGGAGCCTGATACTTGCCTATAGTATATCCCGGAACTGTATAGTTGTCAACTATGTTTGTTATCCCACTTATATCAATATCATGCTTAAGTTGTTCGCATTTGGTCATCATGGTGTCTACCTTACACACCTGATTATCTCTGTATTCTACAATGGGTAGTATTGCTGTATTCTCAAAGGTTGTTTTACCAAAATGGCACAATCTACTACATTTCCAAGATTTATTCAGCTTGGGTATCTCTGTATTCTTAATTATTTGAAATTTTTCTCTTAACATATCTTCTGTTTTAGATAAATCACTCTTATCATAACAGATAGTATAGGCTCCTCCGTCATTAATATAATTAATAGTCACCATAATATGTTCAACCTGTGGGTATAGTTGACTCACCGCATAATGATATATTCTGAGTTGTGGGTCATTTTGTAATTTAGCTAGTGTTTTTTCTTGACCCGTGGCCCAATCTAATCTTTTGCCTGTTTTCCAATCTATGATTTCTATTGTATTATCATTTACCTTAGTTATAAGATCTATGGTTCCTTTGATTGCCAAATATCCTTCTAAATTTTCTGTTTTGGTCTGATATTTATAGTATGCCCAAGGTTTTGGAATGACAATATCAAATCTTTGTTCTGGTTGAAGTATATCCCTATTTCTGGGGTCAAAATTACCATCATGGGCAACCAAGGCTTTCTGTACCCAAGCATGACAATCTTTCTTATCTTTTTCACTCCACTCATGATGCTTAAAAGCAGACGTATAATAATGGTATACCTTATCTATGATCATGGTTAAATCATAGTTTTTAATATCTATATCTCCTAATATATCGTCATTATATATTGGTAGCCCATCCTGATGGTATAATTTAATATAGGCTAAAATTTCTAAAGCCTTGTGGCAGATTGTTCCCTTGTCTGCTTTCTTATTAGATGTGGATTTCCACCCTAGTACGTACTCAAAAAAATATTGTTGTGGGCACATGCTGTGTGTGCCGTATGAACTACTTCTTAGGTATGTAATTATAATTATATTATTCCTTTATGTGTGGTATTATCTTATATCTATATAGAAAGTGCAGGATAGCTTTGTTCTTTTCCTCTATAGTCATGGTAGAATTTTCAATAATTAAATCAAAATTAGACCAATCATATACAGACCTATCTAAAGAGTTTTCACTAGTAGATGGGGAATGAAAGGGATCTAAATCTAATCTTATATTATATCCCCCAGCATTTGTAATAGCCTCAACCTCATTTGGAAATCTACAATCAGCAATAATGGCCAAATCTATATTCTCTTTTTTAATTCTATTAATGGTAGCATCCACCCACACATTTGTTTTTAATGCTCTAAATAGTTTGGTACCAATAATCTCCATAGCTGTTCTAGCGGTTAGTTTCTCCCCTTCCCACCAAAGATCTGTGGCCGTATTCTTATCATCATCTGTACCATAGCATTGGTCATAAGACAATCCTAATATATTGATACAAATATCCTGCTTTAAGGGATCTGCAAAACTATATACCTTATAAGAAATATCGAGCCTGTGTTTCTCTATCAAAGAAACAATATAGTCTGTGGACGAGCTTTTGCCAGATTGTTTGCGACCAGAAAATCCGATTAGCATAGATGTTTTTCTATAGTTGGTAGTATTTGTTCGTGAATCTCTGAGACGCTTAATTCAGCCACATCTGCTTTGGTTATCGGCAGATGCACAACCTTATAGGTGTTTTTACACTTGTTTTTTATACTAGTTGCTGCCTTTTCCCCAGCAGCATCATTGTCTGTTAATATTATTATAGTCATCGCTCCTGACCCATCCAAAAGCATTTTTTGTCTATCGCTTAATGATGATCCAAACATACCGACAGAATTATGTATACCAGCTTCTTCTAATCTCCACACGTTTCCCGGGCTTTCTACCAAGACTACTTGAGCAGACTTTAGTATATATTCTTTCGCAAACCAAAAATTATATAGGTGGTTCTGGGACTTGAGATCTTTATTGTGTCTCCATTTAGAATGGGTCCAAGACATTGCTTTTTCTGGGCAGTCTAGCTCTGGGTTGTGGTGCAGTCCACATTTGGGACACTTATCAAAAAGAGATCTTCCACTACATCCAACCAAATAGCTATAATCATTATCATAGATTGGTACCACAGCCCTACCATACATTTCTTTGCCAGAAATATTACAAGTTCCTACATCGTACTTATCCAATATCTTCGTGGTAAACCCACGATCTAAAAAATAAGAGCAGGGTATAGTCAAAGATTTTCTTACGTGTTCCTTAGTGATACTCTTAGAAGACAGACTCTCTGCTGGTGGCTTAATATTGTTTACCATTATTGAAAAATTCTGTTTTTCTTTTTTAATAGTACATATTTTTATGTTGGTTAAATCATTCTGTAAAAAAGACTTGATAAACTCAATAGTCTCATTAAAAGAAGCGGTATTGTCACCCTCTTTACTCCACCCGTATTTCTTGCTGGATAGAACCCCTCTGATAAAGCCTATAATTGACCCTTTAAATGTAGAGTCACACCCCTGTGTTCTGCATTTCCAATTCCCCCTATAGGACTCACCCTCGGGATACAGATTAAAAGCAGATGGGTTATCTCCTCCATGAATAGGGCAGGTTCCCACGACCATCTTACCGACCAGACGAACCTCTGAAACATCTAGGGTCTCAAGGAGATCTTCTATTCTGTCGCACAGCTGATCACAGATAAACTTTAGTTCACTCTGATTATACGAACGGTATTGAGGTTTCTTCATCGTCATTTATATTAAATTTATTAGATGTCTTAGTGTTATCAATATTATTAACTACTTCCAACTTGGTTCTACCCTCGGTGATCTTAGCACACCACCCCTGCATATGACAGTTTATATAGTCATTATCGTCTAGTCCTCCTCCGTGTCTACTGATTAAAGGCACTAGTTTTCTGTTTCCTTCTGTTGGCCCATCTTCTGCTATCTCTTCGTCTGACTTACGTTTAAAAATAGTGAAATTACTACATAGCCATATGATTCTATCAGATCCACTAGCGGTATCGGTGCTTTCCTTGCTGATGCCGTCCCTATTTAATTGTATGAAGGCCACTATTGGTACCTTATATTTTGTGGCAAAATTATGCAAAGCGGTCATCATAAAGCCCAACACCTGATATTCCTTCATGTCTTGAGACATACCCTGACTATCCATCAATTTAAGATAATCATAGAATATTACACATGGTTTAGCGGAACCATCATCATTTAGTCCAACATCTTTGACGATCCACCTTCTCATAATAGAAAGCTGTTCCTCAAAAGGTCTACCAGCAATAGACTTATAATATAACCGGGTGTTTTTGAGTTTTTCCGCTGCTTTTTGTATTTTATTTTTCTTGTCTTGAGAATTACTAAATTTCCCTGTTTCTATCTGGTTAATTTCTGTTTCCGTCATCATAGCTAGGATTCTATTAATATGATCTTCTTTGTTCATCTCTGTGTCCATATTCAAGACGGGGACTTGGAGATTGGAGGATATATAAACTCCCATATTATCTGCTAATAGTGTTTTACCCGTTTTAGGTCTGGCTGCGATAATATTCACAGTACCCCTTCTTAAGCCACCACCTATTGACTGATCATAAACCGGGAATCCTGTTGGAATACCAACTTGGTCAACTTGGTTTAAAGACAGATTCTTAATATATTCGTCAATATCAGTGCCTATGCACAGAGGAGCATTATCATTATCGTTGACCAAAGAGGTAAAATCAAACACAGCATCTTCTGCGATACCGATTATAGAAGAAACAGACTCGCTGCCCGTAACTTCAGATAATTTATTCTTTGCTTCCTCTAGCTGGGTATACAAAAGTCTAGCTATTTGTAGTTTTCTTATTTTTGCTGCAAACTTACGAATATTATCTTTGTTTACAGGAAAATCTAATATAGATCTTAGGTGCTGCACTTCGTCTTTGTCTGAGAGCAGATCCGATAATCCGAGTTCTTGTGCTACCGAGTATATGGATGCAATATCTATGCTAGCATGATGTTGTTTTTCACAGATCTCTTTTAAACACTTAAAGATCGTGCTATTGCTATCTATTGTAAAAGAAGTCTCTTGCACAATATCTGCTATATCTAAATATGTTTCTTCTCCATACTTGCATATGCCAGATAAAACAGCTCTCTCTGCGGAAGGATCAGCTAATACTAGGGCCATTCTATTCTCCACCAGCGGGCATCGCTGAACACTTGTTACATTTGTATCGATCTGTGGATTCTGGAATCACAGCAGCATTAACTTTCTCGTTTTTACCACACGAACGACACCTAACGCTAATAGGCTTATATGCTCGAACTCTCGCTGTGGGTGGTTGGATTGCTAGCTTTTTATCTATCTCAACATCTTCTTTGTGCATATGCATCTCTGGCATACTCTCAAAAGCATTAGGTCTTTGTTTAGCCGGATTCTTTTTGGTTGCGTTTGTCCCAGCAGACTTTTTGCTTTTTGTCTTAACTGTGTTATTAATTACAGGCATTACAGACACTTCAGAGTCTGTCTGTGACGATGAGTCTAATATGTTTTGAATCATCTGTACGATTATTTGTAATTGTTGTCTACTATTGTGATCCATGTTTCACCTTTGTCTTTTGAATAGAGAGTAGTATGTCTGATAGATTTTTTATAGATGAGGATAAATAATTAAGCCTATCCGACCTCTGTTTCGCGTATTTTCTAATTTTATTCAAGGAATAAGCTTTATCATTATGCTTAATCGCTTGGGTTGACTTTTCTATATATCCATACCCTTTATAGTTATTTATTTCGTCTGCTATAACTTCTTTAATCGTTTCTTCTGCCCAGTTATATCTAGCTAGCTCTCTATTCAGAGTCCTTTGTATATAAAACCCAAACTGAGCAAGTCTGTACGATATCTGGGCACAATCCT